ATGGCCTACACCGGCAGCGAGCACGGTGGAAGGCGGATCGCACGGTCTGGACGGCGGGACAGGAGCCCGGTCGATGCTTCCACCGGAAATGCGCAACTCCTCGGGGATGCTGAACCCCCGATGGGTGGAGACGCTGATGGGCGTCCCCATCGGCTGGACGTGCCCGAGTTGCACACAACCACAGACAATCGCACTGACGAACTCCGGCTACTCGGCAACGGCGTTGTGCCCGACACCGCCGCACGCGCCTTCGTCACACTTTGGAGGGAGTTAAATTATGTATCCACAACCTAAAGACAATGAGCGCCGCGAGCAGCGGGAGCGCGAAATCCGCGAGGACGCCCGCGAGCGCGAATCGCTCATTAACGACGGGCCAATCGTGCGCCCGTTGAGCAAGCCGATGCAACCGGAACCGACATGCGAGCAGCTTTCGACGCTGGTCGCGGAGTTGCGGGAGGCGATGGCGAACGATGTCCACTCCCTCAACGAGCGAAAGCGGCAACGCGATGACCTTTCGCTCAACGAAGAACAGCGCCTGTCGCTTTTCACTGCCGCTCTCGACAAGACGCCCGCCGACATGGGCGCGGAACTGGCGCGGCTGCGGGAGATCGAGGCGGAAATCGTGGAATGGCGGAAAACGCCGATGGCGAAAACGCTCAATGAAATCGACGCCCTTCGCGCCCGCGTGGCGCACTTCGAGCAATTCGCCGCCCACCTCGACACCGACGCGCTTAAAAAATACAACGAAAGCCTCACCGAGCTTGCCGAACTGCGCGCCCATGTCGCCGCACTGGTCGCCGCTGGTGATGCGCTGGCATCCGACCTCAAGTTTATTTGTAATGTCGCGCGTGCCGAGGGGGCGATCGTGACAATCGGCACCAAATCGCTGGCAACATGGGATGCCTCCATGTCGGGAAAGGAGGGCGCATGAAGACACGCAATTCAGTCCCCCTCGTTTTGACCGTGGGCATGGTGTGGCGGCTCGCCGGTCTGATGATCGCAAGCGGTGTGTTGGGTGTGTGCCTTGGCTGCAATGTAGATGCCGCCGCATCCGGCATCTACTGGTCGATCATATTTTCGACGGTGGCGACAATCTGGGCGAAGCCGATTTCGGAGATTTAATTTTACCCAAAAAACCATGAGTAACCAAAAACAAACTACAAAGAAGAAACCGCGTCCGGAGGGCGCGCAAATGACACCAGAAGAGCGTTTCAACGTAGTGGTGAATCACGCCTTCGGCGGGTGGCATCACGTCTTTGGTGAGAAGCGCCAATGCGAAGGGAAGCAGGTGAGCTTCTGGATACACGGCGGAATCTCCACATGGGACTTCAATCTGCTCACAAAGCTCGTGGTTGCTGCGCATGTCGTCAGGATTCGCGCCGAGGTCGAGTCGCATGGATTCGGCCGTCTCAAAATCTGGCTGAACATACGCGAAGATAATCCCAACGCGTGGACTCAGCATCACCCGTCCGGAGAAGGTCTCAAGGGCGAGGTGGATAAGCTCCTGTGCGAAGTGAAGGGAGGGCAGGTATGACACCGGAAGCACAACGCGAAGCCATCGCCGAAGCCTGCGGCTTCGTGGCGCAATATGTGCTCCTCAAGGGCGGTTACTACTACCGTCCGGGAGCGCACGGATACACGTCCAAAATCGAGGAGGCCGGGCGCTTCTCGAAGGAGTATGCCGAGAGCGATGTCCGGGCGACGAACGGCGAGGTTACGATGCGCCCGGAACCGCTGCCCGACTACCTCAACGACCTGAACGCGATGCACGCGGCAGAGGAAACTTTATCTGACGCTCGGGCTCAAATCTACATCGAGCAACTGGCGGATGTGACAAAAGCCAAATTCGATACATTTAACGGCCCGCCGAACGTTATTCATTGGTGTTTGTATCACGCCACCGCCGGGCAACGCGCCGAGGCGTTCCTTCGCACGGTCGGCAGATGGGAGGAGGGTAAATGAGCGCACCAGCAAAGAAAGTTCCCCTCGATGAATGGGCACTTGACTGCATCGACCTCAAGCCCGGCGAACGACACAAAACGAAGCGGGAGCGCGACCGGTTTTATACCGAAGTCGGCAGGGCATACCAGTTCCTTACGTGGCTTGAGGAGCGCGGGTTTCTAGCGGAGGGCGTGGATTTTGGACAGCGAAAAAAAGAACCGAGTAACGAAAGGACAACTACATGAAAGTAATCGCAATCGTAAAAGATGATGGGCGCGGCTACAGGAGCGAGCAAACGCTCCTCATTGAAATTAAAGGGGAAGAACTCGCCCACTTGATCGGCATATCGGGATACGACGACGTGCCCGGTGTCACCCGCAAGACGTTTCGCGTCGGTGACACACTGCGTGTCAGCAACCTCTACGAAACCATGCTCGCCCTCAAGCATGACAAGGAAGTGCTCGCGAAGATGGTTCACAAGCTCAAGTCCGTCGCAGGCGCCCTCGAAAACCTGCCGGAGGTGTTCCGGGCCGTCGGCGAGGTTCCCGCTGAAAACGCGAATGGAGGTGCGTCTTGACAATCCTGCCCGGCCAAGTCCTCGCCCTCGGCACCGACACCGAGACGCAAATCTGCCGCGCGATTGTCGGCGTCGAGCCTGCCGATGTCGCCAAGCTCACCGGCAACCTCACGCGGCGCAAGGTCGTGATCGTGGACATGGAAACGGCGCACCGCACGAACGTCGTCGGCAGCGCAATGGCGCTTTCGTGGGCAATCACCAGCGGCAATGCCGTGCGCATGGTCGAGACTCAGCGCGAACTCGACCACCACAGGCGCGAGTTGGAAACGTCCCGAGACGCCGCGCTGCGCATCCTGACCGACGAGGTATTGTGTTTGCGGATACTGCTCGGACAAAAAATCGCAGAGTGCAAAAGCATGGAAACCCGCCTCAACGCGGCACTACACCCGGACCGGCTTCCGGGGGAGGGGGACGCATGACACTCACGCCCAAGCAACTCCACATCCTCCAGCATTCGCTCGGCGTCGATAAATACGGGCAGGGGAACCAGTATCGCAACCGCTTCGTGACCGGGCCCGGCAGCGACGACTTCGCCGATTGCCGCGCCCTTGCAGACGCTGGCCTGATGACCGACCACGGCGCGAGGGAAATTTTCGGTGGCGACCACCATTTCACCATCACGCCTGCGGGCATTGACGCGGTGGCGTCGCAGTCACCGAAGCCGCCGAAGGTCAACCGGAGTAAGGAACGCTCGAAAGAACGCTATCGGCAATTTCTCAGACAGGACACAGGCGAATCCTTCCGCACCTGGCTCCTGCGAAATGAGCACAATCGGAAGGTGGAAAGGGAATACGCATGAGCACCGTCATTTTCGCCCCCGATCACAAGGGTATGAAGGTAAGCGCGAGTGGCGTTCTCGAACGACGCTCCGGCACCGGACTGCACTATATGCGCTGCGAAATGCATAAGCATCTCGAAGTGGTCGCCACAAAATACTACGCTGGCGAAACGGCCATCGTTGATGAGTTTTTTCAACTCTACTGCCTCGGCGAAGAAGCACGAAAGGCAGCCAAGGCAAAAGCAGCGCAAGACGAACAGAAGGGAGGCGTGTCGTGATCCGCATCTTCCAAGAACGCGAACTCCTTGCCGCCTACGCTTGCGCTGCCGAGGGGGATCAGGCCCTGCACCTGATGTCCGGTCTGTATGCCTACATCCGCAAGGACACGCCGACGTGCTTCAAAAACCGGCGCGAAATCGCCCACCTGTTCGACCAGAACAAAGAGCGCCTGATTGCGACGGCAAAACGTCTCGGCGTCAGAGTTATTCGAGTCGAACGTGAGGGCACGGCGAGTCAGCACATTGACCTTTGCGGCAAACCGCTCGAACGAGCGCGAAAGGAGGCGTCGTGAGGAACATCAGCTTTTCCCTGACCACCCCGCAATTCCGCGCGCGAACCAAGGACGTCACACGCCGCCTTGGCTGGGGCTGCCTCAAGGCTGGTGATCGCATCATGGGTTGCGAGAAGTGCATGGGGCGTCGCAAGGGCGAACCGCTCGTGCGACTCGGCGTGATCGAGATCGTGAGCGTGCGTGCCGAGCCGTTGGATGCGATGACACTGTTTCCGGAATACGGCGCCGAGGAATGCCGCCGCGAGGGGTTCCCCGAGATGACGCCGGCGCAATTCGTAGAATTTTTCTGCGGCTCTCACGCGGACTGCACGCCGCAAACCGCCGTCAACCGCATCGAATTTCGATACGTGGAGGAGGGCAAAGCATGAAGAAATACAAATGCTGGCGATACAAGTGCGAGCACTGCGGCAAGAGTGGTTGCCGGGCCGACGCGATTCGCGACCACGAGGCGCGGTGCTTCAAAAATCCTGCGCGCCGGTGCTCAATTTGCCAGTCGCAGTGGCCGCGCCCGGACCTGCTCGCGTTGCTCGAAGGCGTCGATGCGGGCAACGAGGCCGAGAAGGTCAAGGAGGTTGAAAAGGCGGCAGACTTTTGCCCGGCCTGCACGCTGGCTGCGATCACGCAGGCGGGAACTTACGTGGTGGATCAGGAATATCCCGATGGGGTGTTGCGGGAAGTCCAGTGCCGCCCGAGCTACGACTACAAGGCGGCGATGGATGAATACATGCGCGACCTCAGAATGGAGGAATACGGGCTATGACCGAACAACTCACAATCCCCGGCGTGCCGACGCCCACACGTAACCCCGTCCGCCGCGACCGCGAGGCATACAACGCCGAATGCGCGCTCCGCTGGCACAGCGACTGCCTCCGCAACGCTCGCCGTAACTGGAATGTATTCGAGGCGCACTACACGGAGCTTGTCGAAATCATCCGGCCCTACCTGCGAGACAACTCAGTCAAAGACATTCACGACAAGTCATTGAATCCGCAGGGCACGCTAACCGCGTGGCTTTGGGTCAACTCCGACGCTCATCCGTGGCTTTGGGACTTTTGCGAGCACTACCAAAAATGCCACCTGCGACGCGGCCTCATCGCCTACTGCAAGCAGGTCATCGGCGAAATCCAATCATCAGAAGGAACTCACAATGACTGACAACCTCGACCAACTGGAAAATTACGATCTCGATCTCGTTTTCGAGCGTGAGGTCATCGGAAGAGACCCGCAGAAACTTGCCTGCGCGACGGGTGCGGGCGGCGGGTGCGCGTTGATGGAGACCAAAAGGACTCAAAGCTTCATGGGCGAGTTTTTAGTAGCCCGTAAATCCGTTGAGGAGTTTTGCCAGAAATACCCGCAATACAAATTGACCCTCTTTGAAAGTCCGGGCGCGCACTATTCCGCCGACGCCGACGCCGTGCTGCCGTATCTGGAAAGGCATGACACCGCTCGACTCGACCGCGCACTGATCGGAGGAACATGCGAGGAGCCGGACCTTCCTCTGGGATGGTGTTGCAGGATCAGCATTGCCGGCGACCTTTTCACAGGGTTGAGCAAGTCGGCGGCGCGGGCAATTTGCCTCACCCTGATCCGCGCCAATCGGGCGGAGAAAGGAGCGGCGTCATGAGCACCGACTTTCGCAAGCTCGCCCGGCAGATTCACCACCTGGTGCAGCTCGGCCACATCGACGAGGCCGCGCAAATACTGGCGACGCGCGACATGTCGCACGCTACTCCGAAACACCAATATCGGATGCATCCCGAAACGCTGCGAGCCATCCGCGAGAATGCGCTGGATCAGTCATGCGGCGACGCGGAGGCGCATGTGATGGTCACTTACACGCAACTGCTGGAGTTGCTCGATTTTTACGAAGGGAAGCAACTATGACACCAATACAAAAGAAAATCTGCTGCGACCTGTTGGCTCAATGCGTTGAGCACGGTTTCGGCTCATCGCACTCGCTCAAGCCGATAGCTCAAAAACACGGGCTCACGGTAAAGGAGATTTACGACAACGAAACAAACACCGGCATCCTTTGGGATCTAGGCCCTCACGGACAGGGGCTCATCGACGTAAGAAACGACTCAGCGACCGTCTATTACGAAACGCACGACATGCTCGCCCATTGGAGCGACTTCAAGGGCATCTGACTTTTGAGGATACAACTATGATCACACGCAAAACCACATACTACACATTCGAGCAGGTCCAACAATCGGGACTGCTCTCCGATGCGCGAATTGCCGAGCTGCGAACCGCCATCGACGCACGCATCTTCGACGTGCTCCTGCCCGACGGTCGCACGATCACCACGCACAAAGTCGTCGATCTCGGTGATGAGAAATTGGGCATGTATGCACTCACCCACAGCGACGCAGAGGAAATGATGCGCCGCGCAGTGATGAATGTCCTGCTGACCGACGCAGAGGTGGAGATCATCGATCACCGCTGCTCGTCGGAGATTTCCCGCAAGAGGGATGCCCATCTCTTCGAGAAAGCCAAAAAGATAACGCAGAACGAGTGGGACGGTTGGGTGTATCACAACGACCAATACCACGAAAGCGTGGAAGACATGCTCGAACAGCTCGGCGATGAGGACCTCGAGAGCCCTGAATACGTTTGGGCGACAACCAAGCAAGAGGTGATCGGAAAATTGGACATAGATGACGTTGTCGGGTCCGCCATCGACGCTCGCGGATGGGAGGACATGTCGGTCGATGACCTGCACGGCGTCGGCGAATTGGAGGTCGCGCTCAAGAAATTCGCCGAGGCAAACGCCGGCGTCGTGTCTCACTGGCCGGACTACACGAAGGCCGTTCTGATTCGGAAGGAGGCACACAATGGCTGAAAACTCTAAAATCGAATGGACCGACCACACCTTTAACCCGTGGATCGGTTGCACCAAAGTTTCGCCCGGCTGCGCGAATTGCTACGCGTGCGAACAAGACAAATTTCGCAAGTGGACACCGGAAGGCTTCGGCATTATGTGAAGTTGCGGATTATGTTAAGCAGGGTGGAAGCCGGGAGAGGGAACACGAGTGAGCGCACGGCAAAACATGCCGTATTCACTTCACATAATCAGAGCGAATCGAGGAAGGCAATCAGGCCGGGCGGCGCCTTGCGCCGGGTAGTTCTTGTATTTTCCAAAGCGATGAACAGTCTGGAAGTGTGACGAGTTGTTCGAAGGGCACTTGCTGTTTCGGACATCTATGATCATTCGCAACACAACGCGCCGCCTGCTTGCCGAGAGCGAAGCCACGATTGAAGGCCCTTTCATGGCGTATTTGCACCTGCAAGGATTCGCTCCCAGCACGATTAAAAACATACGGTGGGCTGTGCGTTGGGCCGCCAGATTTCTGGCTAATCACAGGCGTTCGCTTGCCTCGCTTACCTACGGGCAAATGCCCGTTTTCCTGCGCCAATCAGCACCCAGGCATTGGAATCGAGCTTGGCGAGCGATGTATTGCTCGGGCTTGCGACGGTGGTTTAAATTCAAAAATCCGGCGGATGTGCGTCCCTGGCTCCCATCATCATCCGATCATCCACTCAAATCGTATCATGGCAAACCGGCATCCGCTTATCCGTGGCATTGGTGGGTGCGCGAGTATCTTAAGTTTTTGGATGTGCATTGTGGATTGTCTTTCCGGACACTCATGTATCACAGGCTCGCCGTTTGCGATTACCTTTACTGGCAGTTTGGCCGCAAAAAAGCCGACTGGCGGCAGGTTTCCCACGAGTGTCTCTGGCGCTATGCCCGCGAGTTTGCCAGGGGGCGCAAACCAGCCACGCTCAATATGGAGTTGGGCCGTCTTCAAACGTTTTTTTGAGTTCGTGCAGATGAGAGGTGCTTGCCCGTCTCAACTTGTTCAGGCAATTCCACGTTTTGCACATTACGATGGTGGCGGGCCGCGTCGAGCCGCCCTTACTGACGCGCAGCGCCGGCGCTTGCTCGCTTCGTTTGACCGATCGCTGCCCGATGGCGTACGCAACCATGCAATGGCTCTGTGCATGGTTGACCTGGGGCTGCGCGCCCGGTGGAAGTGGTCAAATTGCGCGTCGAGGATTTTAATGTCGGGCAACGCATGCTTGCGGTTCCGGCAACCAAAACTGATACGGGCCGACACATGCCGTTCCTTCGCATGTACATCGTGCGTTGCGTGCCTGGCTCAGACAACGCCCGCCATCAGGGTCGATTAAGTGGCTTTTTATCAGGAGTCCTCACCCCAGTCTGCATGTGCCGCTGCGAACCCAATATCTGTGCAAGATCATCAACGAAGCGTTCCAGCGGTGCGGTTTTTCCCGAGCACTGGGGAGGCGGGTATCACTTGCGGCACACCTTTGCCACGCGGCTTTTTCGCGAACGGAGCGGACCTCAAGCAAATCGCCGACCTCATGGGGCACCGGCGCCTGCAAACCACCCTGGGCTACACCCGCGTCGACATTGATGCGCTTCGCCCGCTGGCGTTTCCCTGGCCAAAATGAAACCCGCCGCCCTGGGCAGTCTTGTCAGGCGATACGTGGAACACCGCCGTTCGCTTGGATATTCGGTGCACGCTTGCGACTTGCGCAAGCTTTTGCAATTCGCGTGTTTTCACCACAGCGAGGCTCCGGGCAAGCCCCTGCAAGCCGAAGTGATGCTCAAATGGGCCGTCCTGCCGGGCACGGGCAACGCCAATTATTACGCAAAGCGCCTGATCGATGTGTGCGGCTTCGCCCGGTATTGCGCCACGTTTGATCCGCAGGTGCAGATTCCCGACTGCCGGCTCCTGGGTTACGGCCACGATCGAGTGGCTCCGCACATTTTCACCAGCCGGCAAATCACCCTGCTTCTCCAGCGCGCCAGAAACCTGTCCACAAAATGCTCTCCCATACACAATCTTACTTATGAAACATTCCTCGGCCTGATTGCCTGCGCGGGCCTGCGCACCGGCGAGGCCCGCGCCTTGCGTGTCGCGGATTTCGACGCGAAGAACCGCACGCTCATCATTCGCAAAGCCAAGTTCAGCCGCGAGCGCGTCCTGCCGCTGCACCCCACCACGGCACGCGCCTTGCAACGCTATCTGGACGCGCGCCTGCCCCTGGCCCCTGACGCACCGTGGTTTTTCATCAACCGCTACCACCGCCCCCTGTCGGCCTGTGATATTTGCGCAACCTTCCAGCGACTCGACGAGGGCATTGTCTCCACCGGCGCCCGCCCCCCGCGCATTTATGACCTGCGCCCACCTTCGCCACACGCCATGTCGCCCAATGGAACCGCGCCGGAGTTTCTACCGGGCGCAATCTCCTGTTGCTAAGCCGCTACATGGGGCACCAAAGGTTCATCTCCACTTGGTGGTATGTTTCCCCCGATGCCGGCGCGCTGCGCCGCGGCGCAGCGCAATTCGAGCATTTTTTCAAAGGGGGGAAAACATGACCGATAACACGCTTTCCTCGCTCATCGGGCGTTTTTTCACCGAACATTTGCGCGCGCAACGCAATCTCAGCGCCCACACAATCGCCTCCTACCGCGACACCTTCCGCCTGCTGCTGCAATTTCTCCCCGCGCATCTGGGTGTGCGCATCGAGGCGCTTGCCCTCCAATCGTTGAGCACCGGAAACATCCTCGCCTTTCTCGACCATCTCGAACGCTCGCGCAAAAAACTCGCCGCGCACCCGCAACTACCGGCTGGCCGCAATCCGCTCGTTCGCCCGCTACGTCCTCCATCTCGCCGAGCCTGACAGCTTCGCCCACGCCCATCGCATCCTGTCCATCCCGCTCAAACGCTCCCCCAAATCCATGTTCGGATATTTTTCCCGCGAAGAGATGGAACTGGTCCTTGCCACCCCCGATCAATCCACATGGACGGGACGTCGCGATCACCTGCTTTTCACGCTGCTCTACAACACCGGGGCGCGCATCTCAGAGGCATTGCAAGCCACCCCTGACGATCTGCGCGGACGCACATTATTGCTGCACGGCAAAGGACGCAAAGACCGCTCCGTGCCATTGTGGACAAAAACCGCCGCCGCATTGCGCCGCTGGTGCCGCGACAATCAAATAGGCCCGTCCCAGCCCATGTTTATCAACAGCAACGGCGTTGCCCTAAGCCGCCACGGAGCGAGGTTTCGCCTGAAGCTCACCCTGACAAAAGCCGCCGCGATGTGCCCCGATTTGCGCAACCGCAAACTCGGATTGCATTCCTTCAGGCACACTTGCGCCATGCACCTGCTCCAATCCGGTGTTTCAATCGAAGTCATCGCCCTGTGGCTCGGGCACGAACAGCTTGTCACCACCCACGGCTACATCGAGGCCGACATAAACATGAAAGAGCAAACCTTGCAGTCGCTCAAAGAGCCGAAAGCGGTCCGCCGCCAAAAACGCAAGACCCCGCCCGGCCTGATCACGTTCCTCGATTCGCTCTGATTATGTGAAGTGAATACGGCATGTTTTGCCGTGCGCTCACTCGTGTTCCCTCTCCCGGCTTCCACCCTGCTTAACATAATCCGCAACTTCACATAAGGCGGCTTATGTTAAGCTTAACATAAGCGATGAAGGAAAGCCGCGCAAACGCACGAGCGCGGCAAACTGGAATCAGGTGCTCAAGTGGGACCGCGAGGCCAAAGATGCGTATATCCAGCTCGCCCACCAGACGGGCGCGGGAGAGATCATCCGATTTACCCGCCCTCGCGTGTTTTGCGCCAGCCTCGCCGACTGGCTCGACGACGAAGTGCCATTGGGCTGGTTCACCGACTTGCTAAATTTGATACGCGTCACGCCTCACCTCGACTGGTTGCTGCTAACAAAACGCCCGGAAAATTTCTTGGGCCGGATGATAGATGCGGAACGTTCGGTTCTAGGAGCCAGTGAAATTATGGATGAGGATGCTTCGGACTATTCGCACGAGTTGCTCGCCTTTATTCAATTTTGGCTACATTTCCTAAAAGGCTCTCCCGCCAACGTCTGGATCGGAACGACCGTCGAAAATCAGGAAATGGCGGACAAGCGCATCCCGGAGTTGCTCAGGATCCCGGCCCGCGTGCGCTTCCTTTCCGTGGAGCCGATGCTCGGGCCGGTGAATTTGCGTCCGTGGCTACTTTCGCCCGGATGGATTCCGTCCTATAATGATCCCGACAACAGCGGTGGGCATCCGAACGCGGAGCCAACAAACGAGTTTCTCCATTGGGTCATCTGCGGCGGCGAAAGCGGACCGCATGCGAGGCCGATGCATCCCGATTGGGCGCGATCGCTGCGTGACCAGTGCGCAACCGCTGGCGTGCCGTTCTTTTTCAAACAATGGGGCGAGTGGATCGCCCGGAGTCAGTATCTCAAGGCAACCAACGATCAGATCATAGAGGCGCTCTTGCGCAAACCAAGGTCTGCCGTGATGCGCCGTGACGGAGGCATCGACGAGTCGCTGGGCGATGCATGCACAACGAACGACAGCGACAGCGCAATTTACCGCGTCGGCAAGAAAGCCGCCGGTCGCCTGCTCGACGGCGTAGAGCACAGCGGAATGCCGGAGGTGCGGACATGATACTCTCTCTCGACATCGCCTTGATACGCTGGTCCGTCGTCTGCCGCCAATGGGAGGGCTTCTCCGCCGGAAACGCCCCACTCCTCGGCGCCTTCCTCGCCGGCTGGTATTGCCGCTCCATTGGCGCGTCGATGCCGGAAGACGTCGGCCAGTTCCGCGAGTCCTTCCGCGTCGGGTGGCGGGAAGCTGACCAGCAAATCGAAATCGAATCCCGAAAGCCAAGCGCTCACGTGTCCGACGCACAGCCTTCGGACTGATGACAGGTTCGCCAATTTTATCTCCATGAAAACTGAAAACGCCCAGCAGCCCGGCTCATCGGCTGCATCGTCTCGTCGCCTGCCTCGCGCAGATCGCTGCTGCACTTGCGGTCGCCCTCGCGGGCTCGCTCAAAAGCGCCAAAGCTGGGGATTGCAATGTCCTGTGGCGATCATTCCTCACACGACCAAGCCTAATGAGCACGGAAACCAGATCACAAATGACATCGTTTGCAATGCCGGCATCTGGCGAAACGGCGGCTCCGATCAGGATACCCACATCTGCGACGACTGCATTCGAGTCGGCCTGCGGGTGATTAAGCTCAAGGTCGATGAACTCTTGGGCGTCATCGAAAAAGACACCGATAAAGACGCCGAACTGGCCCACCTTACCCAGCGCCTCGGAACCGTGCAGCACTACCACCAGAGCCTTGCTTACGAGCACAACCGCATGCAAGTCCGGCTTGGTAAGATGATGAAAATTATCGCCGACCACGGTATCCCCGAGACCGACGAAATCAGGTGCGCGCGATGGAAGGCGGAGCGCGGCCCCGCGATCAAAAAAGAGGACGAATATCTTTTCGTCGCACCGGGTAGCGATTCTCTGGCGAACACACCAGTGCCAGAGGCAAAGCCTTCCGACCAGTGAATTGTTAGGCCGTCTTTGTTTTATGAATACAAAAAAGAAAATAGACTGGTTTGGCATTGGTTGGAGTATCGTCACTTGCCTTTTGTTGCCGACTGTCTGGACGCTCGCGTTCGAATCGGATGAGGCGTGGGGTTACATTGCGACAACAGTAATGACCATGCTGTTGCCTTGCCAGTGGGCTTTCTGGCTTGGTTGCTCTGGCTACAAGTCGAAAGCCAACGCGGAAATCATCGAACTCAGGCGGCTGGTGAAGTGCAAAGACATCGCCTTCGAGATTCAGAGGGGCTCTTTGCATGATGCGCAAGACGAACGGTGGCTATGGGAAAACCGTTGCACACAGATGCGACGCACGCTCCGGCGCATGAAGGGCCGAGGGAAACAGACTTACGAAACCCACCCGAACAACTGGCCGCACACCAAGGCGACCGGCGATCTACACGCTAATTTTCGTCGGTCTAACACTCAAAAGGAAGCACGGCCATGAGATGTGACGATTGCGCCCCGGAATTCGGATGCTGGAACGACAGCCAGCCATGCCGCAAGAGGCCGTTGCCTCGTGCGACTGGTTCGGCGGCCTCCTACGACCTCTATTGGCCTTGCGCTTGCGTGAAGCGCGACCGGAAGGGCCGCATGACTGCACTCAAAGTGAATTCGCACAACGTCTCTCGCTGCCGCGTCTGCGGAGCAAAACGCGATCTGCCGAACACACCGAATGCGGAGGGCGTAGCCACTCCTCAATTACACGGTTAGGCATTTTTGTAAGAACAAGCTTATGACAACTGATAAAGCTATAGAGATAATTCGCAACTATTGGACGACCGACCGAATCAGGGAGCCGCTACACACCCCCATTGAGACGCTAATTTTGCACGTTCAGCGCGACGGCTGGATTCCGGTGGACGAACAACTGCCAGCGGTGGATGAGCAAGTGCTATTGTATTCTGAAAATAAATACGGTGTCCGCCAGGGCAGCCACGACGGCGGAAATCGCTGGCGCGACTGCTTCGACAACAGCGCGGGGCGCGTCACCCACTGGAAGCCACTCGATCCGCCTAACACCAACAGCACGGAGCGCGTAGCGACTCCGTAGATACATGGTTCAGCCCTTATTTTCACCTATGAAAACCCTATTCTCTCACGGACTCCCCGAGGTCACTGCAAACATGCGCATCGAATGGCGCGTAAACGAGATCACGCCGCACCGCGCCGACGTGCTTACGACTGTGCGCTCGCACTCACAATGCCTCGTGGACGCCGACGGCACCGAGATCGCGACAATTGCCAAGGATGCGGTCGATGAGGTCCGCGACCTGATCCGGCAGAACACCCCGAATGACGCGCCGACAGGTCGCGTCGAGTGAAAGGTTCGGCCATGTATCCAATGACAAAGGGACAAGCATATCGGGCATTTCTAAAGCGTCCGAAGATCCGGCCAGCTCGGCCGCTCTCTTCCGCAGCCAAGCTGGCGCTCTCATACATCGGAGATGATTGGGGAAAGGTGCCGCATTGTATCAAGGCGTCACATATCGCCGTGCTCATTCGGCAGGGTCACATCGAGCACCGCTGGCCCTCCGACATCTTAACTCGCATGGCAACTGGCTCTGTCCCTTGGCTGCGCGAAGGCGAGATACGGCGCCGGCCGAACACCAACGATCAGGCGGGCGAAGCCTCGCCTGCGACAAATTGTTAGAAACCCAAACCTATGACACCCGAATTTGAAAAAATGTTACAGTGGGGAGGATCGCCAACGGCACAGTGTGGTTGCGGTCGGATTCACTACGTCGCCTCTGGCGACAACATGGAGCCGTGCGAATTGGAGCGAATGGAAAGACTGTGGGCCGCGCATCCCGACTGCTACATTCCGAACGCTGACAGCGACTCCATCGGAATCACGGAATACAACGGCATCACTGCTGTCTGGAATTGTCCCTGCGGATGGCTGGAGCGGTCGGAGAAATTCCTTTGGACCAACCGAGCCGCAATCATCGAATACTACAAGGCCCGCACCGCCCGCGAACTGGCAGAGGCGTCCGCCAACGCTGCCGCTCTCGACGGTGTTTCTAACACCACCGGCCCGGTGGGCGAAGCCTCACCGGAGACAACTGGTTAGGCGCTAGGCGCGAATACAAATGAAAATCGAAATCACACCAGACGAAATCAGAGCGATCAAGAATGCCTCGACATGGCTCAGGCTGCTGATCGAACGCGATGACGATAGCGATGACGACAGGCATGCGGGGATGGTTGCCGACAAAGCTGCCCTTGATCGCATCGCCGCAAAAGCCCGACCCAACACGCCGAACACTCAAGCCTCCAACCCGTAGGGTTTGGAGGGGTGAATTGTTAGACCCTTTTTTATCATGAAATATCACGACAAACTCATCACAATCACACTCTGCCGAGGCGAGATCGCCGCTGCTCTCGGAGCACGCGGACTGATGGTGCGCAACTGGCCCCAGTTTATCGAGGCGTCAAAGGGTGTGATCACAGAAGAAACCATAAGTCGAGACGATGGACATACTGGAGTGTCTGCTATCGCAGACACGCTCGTTGATCTGTTGTGGGACCACTACAACGGCACCGAAGGTAATGGTCTCGCGCACAAACCAGACTCTGGCCCGAATGAGTGCTGGCCGTCTGGGAAACTGTGGTTCGATGGTCGGTCTAACACCGAGCGCACCGATGCCGGAGGCATTCGGTGACGCGGCTGGTTACGCTTTGTAATTTTATATCAATGACAACGACAGCAGAACTACCATTCAACCTCTCTCGCGGGGCAACGCCTTACTACCTTTCTGACCGGACAGAGGAGGAGTGCAGCGGAGGGCTAATTTTCGATCTCGGTAAAAAACCACCATGCACCGAGTGCGCCAGAACGTGCAGCGGTTGCATAGAGATGTCCGTGAATTTCGGGGTATTGAAAATTGAGGAAGTCCATCACCTGATCCAGCATCCCGCCCATCTCGCGCCAAAATATCAGCAGAGGCTGGTCGAACTGCGCGGTCTTGCTCGCGCCGAAGCCGCCAAGCTGGTGCCACGTCCTTTTCCAGAGGAAAAGGCCACAACAAAAGCGAGAAGAAGGAACGCAGTCAGATTCTGGAAAGAGGTTCGTGCCATCCGTTCCGAATCCATGCGTAACCCGAAAGCGCCCGACCCGAAGGGTTCGGGCAGGTGAATTGTTGCGCCTAATTTTATGAATAACAAAGAACGCATCCTAATCTACAAAATCGCCAACGTGGCGCGTGATTCCACAGTGCTCTATCCGTTCAACCCTTGCGATATTGCAAGGGTTTCACACTCGGCTCGATGCTATTCCACACTCCTAAAAATGGTAAGCCGGGCGCTGGAAGAATTGGCGTCCAATGATACGAGTGCCCCGGACACCGTGGTGGAGGTAGAGAGCATGTTGCGGAGCTATCTCCAGGAGCGGGAGAAGCTTCGTGAGCGCAACGCCCCGGAGGAGGCACGGAAATCATGAGTATCGAAACCACAACTACGGCAACGCCCGTTGCCTCCCGCGCTCTGGTTAGACGGCTTTTTGCGACAAGCGTCTTAAGACAAAGCTCCGCAAATCAATTCAATCACGTCGTTGGCTATCGGGAGGCAGCAAATAGCGATGAGGCGATTGGTCTGGCCATCAAGGCGTCCGAGTCCGTCGCCCCAAGGACGCAACTCGTCGGGGTCAACGTTTGCGAAATCCCACGTGAGGACATTGAGCGATTTTTAGCGTCTAACACTTCCGGCGAGCCGCGCCGGTCATAACAATGAATACAAAAAAAGAAACACAAACGGCGTCGGCTCCGGCATCTGGTTCGGCTCAGTGGGTAGTGGTCGTGGGATACCCACGCGACATCCTCGCCGGGAAATACCTGGAGGGTCCGCGGCTACCGGAATACGTGAAGCGTCACGGCTATGGGTTCACCGTCAACCGCTGGCTCGCATGGCCTTTCGTTTCCGAAAAACAGGCGGAGGCAAAAGCTCGCATTGTCGAACGGCACATGGGATGGGGCGAGGGCGTGATGGTCGCCGAATCCATTGTTTTGCCGAACACCGGAAATCAGCCGGCGAAGCTCGGCTGAGGAGACTTGGTTACGCATCAATTTTTTTACCTATGAGCAAAAAACACAAAAGAAATCGGATCGAAATAACGGATACGCAAAAAGCACGCCTTGACGCAGCGGTTGAGGCGCTTCACGAAATCTTGGTCGCCTACGAGGCAGCCAACGGGGAAAGCGACAGCGTGGAAATCGCTCTCAAAATTGAGCGCGGCACCAACATCGCGGACAAGTGGCCCCGCCCTCGGATCACCAAACCATGGTGGACCGTTGGCGGCTACTTCGACGGACAAGGCAGCGGGGCAACACTTCCCGATGCATTCGAGCGACACTTCGCGGCGAACGACGCGACAAAAAAACGTGAGGCCGCAAAAATGTGCCGCATCCAAGCTGACATTTACGAGCGCGAGGCCGACGCGATTGATGCTGAGGACAAGTCGCGTGAGTGAGCGTAACACCGCGAGCACGGAGCACGTAGTGTCTCCGTAGATACATGGTTAGGGCACAATGTTATGACTGACAAAAAATTTACGAAGCTGCTCCAGATGACGGCTCGCGCACAAAACAAAGCACGAGACTTGCAGCGCAAGGCCGAGGATGAATACGAGCGACGATACGGTCAAAACCCCTCGGACGCAGATGACGACCAGTGGATCGACGCGCTCCACGGCGTCGCCGGTCCTTGCAAGGAAAACATCACAGCAGAGGACGTGGAGATGGGTGCGGTCAATTATGCAAAGCTTCCACTCTATCGCCCTAACAAGTGATTCTGCGAACGCCCGTTCGCATATCAGTAACCAAAATTCAATGACAAACCATGACTGAAATCATCATAGTATTTATCGCAGGTGCATTGAGTTTCGCCGTCCCGTGTGCGGTGGTGTTGTGCAGGTGCTACCCGAAGGCTTTGCATCGTGCCTACTGCCGCAGCTGGGTCGATTCGTTCATCAAACACACCAAGCCACGCACGTATCGGCGAAATAATGACGGACAGTTCGCTGGGAAGGAGACCGCTCGATGAGCAGGCGCGTCACCATTGCCGACCTCTCGCCGAAATTTCAGGCCGAGGCGTATCGACAGATCACCACCAAAACCACGCCAACAATGACGCCCACCGCCGAGCCAACAGCCAAACCGCGCATCCGCCAAAAATCCGGCGACGGCCTCAACAAATGGGAACGCGAGCACCACGAGCGCATCCGCCGCGAATGGAGACACGTTTACCGCGAGCCGACTCTACCGCTTGCGAACGGGCTGCGATACAAGCCGGATTTCCTCGTGCATTTTGGCGGCGACACCGAGGCACACGAAGTCAAAGGACACATGCGCGACGATGCGGCGGCAAAAATCAAAATGGCCGCCCATCTGTATCCGTGGATCAAATTCCGCCTCTTCTGGAAAGAGCGGGGCCAATGGAAAATGCAGGAGGTGCTTCCGTGACATGCGCGTCACCAACACGCCCAATTCTCCGCTACCACGGCGGCAAATGGCGCCTTGCGCAGTGGATTATTTCGCACTTCCCCGCGCACCGCATTTACGTGGAACCGTTCGGCGGGGCGGCATCAGTGCTGTTAGCAAAAGCGCGATGCTATGCCGAAGTGTATAATGACCTCGATGGTGAGATTGTGAACCTCTTTCGCGTAGTGCGCGATGCCGGGCCCGATCTGGCTCGTGCATGTGAATTAACACCTTACTCGCGAGCCGAATTCGACCTGAGTTTTCAGCCGACCGACGATCCCATCAAACAGGCTCGGCGGACCGTCGTGCGCAGCCAAATGGGTTTCGGTGGAAACCTCACGCGCCCGAATCGCGACCAATCGCCGCAACGCACCGGCTTTCGCAACTACACGGACGTAGGCCGCGGCAGCACGCCGGCGGGAGACTGGAGCAACTACCCGACAGCACTTACGCAAATCATCGCACGCCTTCGCGGCGTAGTGATCGAAAAACGCGATGCGCTCGCCGTGATTGCCGACCATGACTCGCCCGATACGCTCCACTACGTTGACCCACCATACGTGCATAGCACGCGCTGCGGTCGTGGGGCGCGTCGTGGATACCGCTTTGAAATGAGCGACGACGATCACCGGGAACTGGCTGACCACCTAAAGGCGCTTGCCGGCGCCGTGATAGTGAGTGGCTACGATTGCGATCTGTATCGCGAAATTTTCGACGGATGGAACTGCGTTCATCGTCAAACACACGCCGACGGAGCCCGAGACCGCACCGAGACTCTATATCTACGCAACGTGGAAATATACCTGCCGGGATTATCGCTCACCGGCAACTCGCACGACGTAACACAATTTTGAATAATTATGGACTGGCTCAACCTACACATCAGCGTGCTCGACAGCGAAGAAGTAGTCGGCGCGGAACCAAAAGACCGCGCAACTTGGCTTTTCCTGCTCCGATACTGCATCGGACAAGAGAACGGTGGAATCATCACCGACTGCGCATCATGGGGCGACCGAAAGTGGCAACAAATTGCTCGCGTCACACTCAAAGAAGTCCGCCGAGAAACCAAATTATGGCGATGGAAAGGCGACTCCCTAGAGGTAAACTTCTACCCGCTTAAAAAACAGCGGGAGGTGGAAGCAAAGCGTAAAGCTGGAAAGGATACCGTCGCGAAGCGATGGGGGAAGCAACATAGCTCTGGCGATTACTCAGCCAATGGCTCAGCGGATAGCTCAGCTACTAGCTCAGCGGATACGGAAGGGGAAGGGGAAGGGAATAAGAAGGGAATAGGAATCCCCCCCTCCCCCCCCCCCCCGCGGGGGGAGGAGCGCGGCGCGGCAGTCGCCCCCAACGATTTGCCGGGACTGACGGACCCGCCCTCTCCGCCCGAGGACGCCGCCGCCCTCCGCGAATCCAAACGCCCTCTGCCGCCACACCTCGACACACCTGCATTCCGCCAAGCGTGGAAGCGTTGGCTAGTCCACTTTGCCGAGGCTTACCGCCACGGCAAACCCATGCCCACCGCCACGGCAGACAAACAGCTAGCCAAGCTCGCAGGCCTCGCCGAGACAGGCGGCGACAAGGCAGCCATCGACGCCATCGAAAACGCCATCACACGCGACCTGCGCGAACCCGCCCCCCCCCTCCCCCACTCAACGCCCACAACTCGTGGGCAAACCGCAAAACAGTCGATCCAACAGTCACCATGGAAATTCTGAATACGCGCATCGCCGAATCGCAGGAAATGCGCCGCAAGGGAGAACATGCTCCCGCCCACATCCCCTCCCTGACCATCGAGGAAATGATCGCCGCCGCCCGCCGCCCCCTTTCGTCTGAGGAGGCCGAAGCCGAACGCCAACGCATCGCCGAAAATCGCCGCACCGTCGAAGAACACGAGCGAGCGGAGGCGCTTGCCACATGGAAAGCAAAATGCCCGTTGCGCATCCAGTCCAACGACTGGAACCACGATAGCCTACGACCATTCCAGCGCCACATTCGCCGCATCCTTGGCTGGCAACGGCAGGGGCAGGGCATCTACGCCGTCGGCAAACCTGGCAGGGGCAAGAGTCGCGCCCTGTGGTGGCTTGCTCACCGGCTGGCCGTCGATGAGTTGGTGCCGCTCCGCTACCTCGCGCAGAGCGAAATCCTCAACGAAGTAAATCGCACCGGACTCGACCCGTGGCTGGAAAAAATGTGGTCGCTGCGAAACGTGCCGGTCCTCGTGTGGGATGACTTCGGCAACTTCGCCGCCATGCAGAGCCGACAGGACGTGCTTGCCACGGAATTGTTCGGACTGATCGACCACCGCTTCAACGCCATGCTCCCCATGCTCATCAGCAGCAATGTGCGCGCAGACGGACTGACCGCAATTTTCGGCGACCGCACCGAGGCCATCATGCGCCGGCTGATGGAGGGCAACGAAATGGTGGACTTCGACGACGAGGTGAGGTCATGAGCGAAACGAGCACACCACCACCTCAAGGCTCAGCCCTCTTCACACGCGAAATCCTCGGGCAGCAGACTGACTTTTTATGCACCCATCGCATCGAGGGCGACAGCATCATCACGAAAATCGAAACCGTGCTGCCCGCCATGCAATGGGACGGCCAATGCCTTCGCACATGGGCACCGCCGCGCTTCCCTTGGTCGCAAAAGGGAGACGGGCGATAACCGCTGCCCACCAACCTCCATCAGCCAACCTTCTTATGTCACCAAAAACCAACTACAGGCTTGACATGAAAACGCCCGCATCCGGGAGATTAACCTCGGCGCACCGAACCCACGAAGCGCAACCCGGACGGCGCTGCGAACACCCCTCCCCCACCGCCAACGCACCGCACGCACAAGCCATCTCGACCCACCTCTGGTAATCCGTAACCATGCCCAACGACAACGAACTGCTTTCGCGAAAGGAACTCGCCCTCGCCCTCAAACGAAACGTCTCCTACGTGAAGGCAATGCTCCGCGACGGCTTCCCAATGCCAGGCAAAAGGGCAACGCTCGCCGAAGCCCGCGCTTGGATCGCAAGCCAACCGAATTTCCGGCAGAAACGCCCCTTGCGCCCCAAAGAACCCAAACGCGCCCAAACGCGCCCTGTTCTGACACCCGTTGACCGACCAACCTACGACGCGCTCCCACCCCACGGCAAAGCCATCGCCGACGTCATCGGCATCCCCGACCTCCTCCGCCTCGCCGCCGCCGCCAAAAATCGCCACGTATCCATACCAAGAATACTCTCAGACGACAGCGCTATCGTGAAGCTGATCGGCATGGACGTCGCCCAAAAGCTCCACGCCGTATTCCCCGGTGAGGTCATCCAAGTCCCACAATGCTGGACCGCCGCGCTCAAGCCAAAGGCCATTGCAGCCATGCAGAAGGCCACGATTCTCGGGGTGGGCATCCGTGACCTAGCGTGCATCACAGGGCTGTCAGAGAGCGGCGTAAGGGCTGCTCTGCGGCGTTCTGTCACGGAAGCAGCCCCCATGCCCGACGGGGAGGAGGGGGGCGGGGGTATAGGTTCTTCCGGCGGGGGGAGACTGCGGGTAGAAAACCACCCCAGAGTTTCTGTAGTTAGCGAAAAATCGTGACCTTTTTATTAAATGACCACCACAGCCCTTCAAATCGAATACCTCGAAACCGCCTCGCTGATCCCCTACGCGCGCAACGCTAAACTGCATTCTGACTCGCAAGTTGCGCAGATTGCCGGGGCGATAAAGGAGTTTGGTTTCAACAACCCCGTGCTGATTGACGACGAGGGCGTGATCGTCGCCGGCCACGGTCGCGTGCTGGCCGCGCAAAGCCTCGGGCTCGCGCAGGTGCCGTGCGTGCGCCTCAGCCACCTGACCGAGGCGCAACGCAAAGCCTACCGCATCGCAGACAACCGGCTCGCGGAAATCGGCGGCGGGTGGAACGAGGAGCTTTTGCGCATCGAGCTTGAGGAGTTGGCCGAGCGCTTCGATTTCGACACCAGCCTCACCGGCTTTACCGCGGCAGACATTGCGGCCCTCGCATCCGGCGCCGACACGCCGCAAGGTTCCGGTGCCTTGTCCGAGCGGTTCGGTGCGCCACCGTTTTCGGTTTTCGACGCGCGCGCCGGATGGTGGCAGGACCGGAAAAACGAATGGCTGGCCTATGGCTTGGCGTCGGAGGAGGGTCGCGGCGACGAGCTTTTGTTTGAATCCGAGACGGCGAAAAACTTCGGGCGGATGCGCGGCGGCAACGCACCCAAGGGGACCAGCATCTTTGACCCGGTGCTTTGCGAGTTGCTCTACACCTGGTTCTGCGCGGCGGGCGGCGTTGTCCTCGATCCCTTCGCCGGCGGGAGCGTCCGCGGCGTGGTCGCGTCCGAGTTGGGGCGGCATTACGTGGGCGTTGATCTTCGGTCCGAGCAGGTCGAGGCGAACCGCGCACAGGCCGAGATCCTGTGCAAGCCTCCTCACCCGGTGCCGGTCTGGCACGTGGGCGACTCGCGCAACATCGCGCATCTCGCGTCCGACGTCCGCGCCGACTTTCTTTTTTCCTGCCCGCCTTACGCCGACCTCGAAGTTTACAGCGACGACCCCGCCGACCTTTCCACGCTGGATTACCCACAGTTCCTCGACGCCTATCGGGAGATCATCACCGCGTCCGCCTCGCTGCTTCGCAATGATCGCTTCGCCTGTTTCGTCGTTGGTGACATCCGCGACCCGGCCACTGGTCTTTACCGAAACTTCGTCGCCGACACCATCGCAGCCTTCGCCGGCGCCGGACTCGCGCTCTACAACGAGGCGGTGCTTGTCACGATGGCCGGTTCGCTCCCGCTGCGCGTGAGCAAACAATTCTCCGCCGCCCGCAAGCTCGGCAAGACGCACCAAAACGTGCTTGTGTTTGTCAAAGGCGACCCGCGCCGCGCTGCCGCCTCTTGCGGTGACGTCCAGCCTTGGGAGGGGGCGGCGGATGAGTGATGTTGCCGCGAACCGCCAGACTGTCACGATCGGCCCGCTCGCAAAGCTGTGCAACCTGACGCCTGCGCGATGCTCGCAACTCGCGAACGAGGGGGTCATGCACAAGGCTGGGCACGGTCTTTATTATCTGCTGACATCGGTAAACGGATACATCCGCTATCTCCAAGAGAGGAGCATCGGAAATAAAGAATCCGATTATGTGGGCGCCAAGCGCCCCGCCGAGACAAGTCCCCGCCGCCGCATCGAGGCGGCCAAGGCACGCATCGCCGAGGCAGAGGCCGCACAGCTAGAAGGCGCATGGCTCCCCATTGCCGCCTACGCCAGCGCATGGACCGAACTCGCTACCGTCATCAAGACCAAGCTCCTCGCAATTGAAGGCGAGGTGCCACCCGAAGCCCGCGCGGCCACACGCGCCGCCATTTACGAATCTCTCAATGAACTTGCAGACCACAATATGGACGAAATCGCTGCGCAAATTGCTGCGGGAGTCTCTGGAGGCGATACGTCCGCCGCCGAATCTGAAGACGAGCCAGTGGTCGAATAAATACCGACGGCTGCCGCGCGAGACAACCGCTTCGCCTGGTCGATGGCGCAATGAGAAAAACCCGCTTCTCATTGAGCCGATGGACGCCTTTGACGACCCGCTCGTCGAAGGGGTTGTGTTGTTGAAGTCGGTGCAGGTAGGCGGGTCCGAACTCCTGCTCAACGCCATCGGCAAGACCGCGCACCTCGATCCCTGCGCGATGCTCTACCTCATGCCCAAAGTCGAGGACGCGCGCAAATTTTCCATCAAGCGCCTTGCCCCGATGATCCGCGACACACCCGTTTTGCGGACGCGATTCGTTTCGCCGAAGTCGAGGGACACCGGCAACACCATTGAATACAAAAAATTCGTCGGCGGCGACATCACGATTGTCGGCGTCAATTCGCCGTCAAACCTCGCGTCCCTCCCGATCCGCATTGTCCTCTCCGATGAGGACGACCGGCAGGCGGCAAGTTCCGGGGACGAAGGCGATCCGTGGGAACTGGCGTGGGCGCGAACGACGACCTTCAAAAACCGCAAGGGCATCCGTGTATCCACTCCAACATTACTCGGTTCGTCCAGGATCATCGGCGCGTATGAGAATACCGACAAGCGCCTCCTGCACATCCCCTGCCCGCATTGCCAAACACTCCACGTCATCATGCGGGATATGTTCACGTGGGAGAAACGTGAAGACGGCACACCCGCCCGCGGCACCGCTCGCTTGGTTTGCCCGCATTGCCACACCGGCTACGACAATGCAGCAAAGAACGCCGCCGTCGCCACACTCCTTCTCCCTCCCGACGTCCCCGCCCCCCGTGCCCGCTGGATTCCCACAGCGCCCTTCACTGGCTGGCGCGGTTATCGTGTGTGGGCAGCGTATTCGCCGTTCATGACGCTCGATGAGATTGCCAAGAAAATCCACGACGCTCGCACGTCGGGCGACCCCGCGAAGATCCAAGTGCTCGAAAATACTGTTTTCGGCGAAGGCTACTCCGGCGTTTCTGAAAAAATTGACGAGAAGAAGATTGCGGAGCGCGCCGAGAAATACCACGCCGCCGTCCCGCGCCGTGTCCTGATTCTCACCGCCGGACTCGACACCCAAGACGACCGCATTGAGGCCGAGGTTGTCGGGTGGGGGGCCGGGCACGAGTCATGGTCTATTGACTACCGCGTTTTCCCAGGTGATCCCGACATTCCCGAGGGGCAACCCGGCTCGCCGTGGGATGCTGTTACTCAATTTCTGGATACACGCTACCGGCACGAAAGCGGACTCGACATGCGCATTTCCGCCGCCGCTATCGACACGCAGGGCCACAAGACGCAGTCCGCTTACTCCTACGTCAATGCCCACCGCTCACGTCTGTTCGCAATCAAAGGCAAGGGAGGGTGGGATCGTGAGCCCGTTTCAAACCCGAAACGCATCCGCTTCGGCAAGAACAAGTCACGTCATATTTTTCTCTATACGCTCGGCGTTGACCAACTCAAAAACACCGTCGTCGGTCGCCTGCAAATCGAGACGCCCGAGTCAGGGGAGCCCTGTCCCGGCTACTGCCATTTCCCGCTCGGGCGTGATGTCACCTACTATGAGCAGCTTACCGCCGAGCGACTTGTCACCACGATCAAGGCCCGGCGCCGTGTGACGACGTGGCAAAAGGAAAAAGAGAGCGACCGCAACGAAGCCCTCGACTGCCGCGTCTATGCATGGGCCGCCTTCCTCATCAAGTCGCCGCGCCTCGACCGCATCGCGCTCAAACAGAAGCGTCAGATTGCCGCCCGCGCTCAAGCCGCCCGCGAACTCGACGACGACGACACCGGACTCCCTCAACCTGATGAGAACACGTCCAGCGATGCTGACACACCCTCCGCACAAGACGAAACGCCCATCGTCGCGCAGGATGCGCAGGACAACGAAACACCGCGCGATCGCCGTAAGAAGCGCCGCCGGGAAAGCATATCCAACCGCATCTCACGCCTCCGCACCTGGTAGCCATGCCCGACACAACACCAACCGCCGACGTCAACGTCACCGCAGCCCTGCCGGTCACGGCGTCGGGCAATATCTCCCCCCCCTCCCCCCCCCCCGTCTCCTATCGCGAGATTATCCGACGCATCGACGCGATGATGGCGGGCCGCGCCGAAGACGGCGTGAAGAGTTACCAGATCAACAACCGGCGCCTCGACCGCTACTCAATAACCGAGCTCCTTGAGCTTCGCAGATACTACGCCAAACTTGCTGCCCAACAGGAAGCCCCCCGCAACCGCCTCGGCGGACGCCGCATTGCCTGCTACCTCTAACCATGAAACTCCTTGACCGCATCCCGTTCCTTCGGAGTTCAGAAGGTAGTGGAAACTCCGATACAAAACAGCATCCCGCATCGCCAAGTCCGGCGCCATGCTCCATATCGAACCAGCGTCCCCGAGCGCGCCGCGTCCCCGAGCGTGCCACCGCACCGCGATCGATTCTCTCCGCCGAAAACACCGGACGCCTCGAATCCACATGGGGAACCACCCCGCAGGAGATCGACGCCTTCATTTACGCCCACTGGAACAAGCTTGTCGCCCGCTCACGTGAAATGGCGCGCACCAGCGACCACGCCAAGAAATTCATTCAACTTTGTCGCGACAATATCGCCGGACCCACAGGCTTCACACTCCAGCCGCAAATTACCGCTGACGACGACAAGCCCGACAAAGCCGCCGCCGACGCCATTGTCGATGCGTGGGCACTATGGTCGAAAAAGAAAAATCATACTGTGACAGGCACCATGTCACGGTCTGCGCTTGAGCGCCTCGCCGTCACCGACCTTGCAACCACGGGTGAGTTTATCCTTCGAGTTCGCCGCGGTGCCTCTGCTGGACCATGGGGGTTTTCCGTGCAGGTCATCGACCCCGTCCGTCTCGACCCAACTCACGTTGAACAATTCGGGGATGGACGCTTCATAAAACACGGCATCGAGTTTGACCATGACGGCAGACCCCTGCGCTACCACTTTCGCAAAGAGCCGCCCGGTGCGTGGCTATGGGGCACAACTCATTCGGGATTTGAACGGGTCATTATTCCTGCCTCCGAAATCATTCACATTTTCCTCGCCGAGCACGACAACCAGAAACGCGGACTCCCCCCCATGATGACTGCGCTCGCCCGGATGCGCGTCCTCCAGAATTACGAAGACGCCGCCCTCGTTGCTGCCGACATCGGCGCTCGCAAAAATGGATTCTTTCGTAACCCCGACGAAGATTCCGACGAAATTTCCGACGAAGACCTGCCGATGGATGCGGAGGCGGGCGTTTATGAGAACATTGGCAACCGCGAATTTATCCCGAACAATCCTCAGTATCCATCCGGCGACTACGGCCCCTTTGTCACCTCCGCGCTCCGTGCGATTTCCTCCGGACTCTGTGTCTCCTACAACAACCTCGCCAGTGACCTGACTGGCGTAAATTTTTCCTCTATCCGCCAAGGCGCGCTTGACGAGCGCGAGATGTGGAAAGGACTGCAACAGGTCTTCATCGACAACCTCTCCGATCCCGTCTTTGAAGCGTGGCTCGAATACTCGTTACTCGCCGGAAAGATTAAGGCGAAAGGGAAACCGCTCAAAGCCGCAAACCTCGAAAAATACCTCTCGTGCATATTCGTCGGTCGCCGTTGGGGGTGGATTGATCCCGCCGCCGAAATGGCGGCTGCGGAGAAAGCCCTCGCGCTCAAGCTCCGTTCGCGATCCTCAATCATCCGCGATTATGGATCGGAGCCATGGAGCACGTGGAACGAGACCGCCGCCGACAATGCCGACATGAAAGCCCTCGGCCTTGATCCGGGTGTCGTCATCGCCGGCGCAACCAACACGCAACCTACGACTGGCGACAAGGACAAAGCTGACGACGACGAAAGCAAGGGCAAGGACGCCGACGATGATGAAAACAACGATGACAAAAAGCCTGCGGAGAAAGCCCCATCCCCCCCCCCCCCCCCCCCCGCCGCCGAAGAAGAAGACGAAAACCACCGAAGCACAACCCGCCGATGCGACCGACACCGCAGCAGAAGATACGACTGCGCCCAAGGACGCTCTCGCCGTGCAACTCGGAGTCGGCGGCACCACCGCGCTCGTCGAGATCATCAAAGATACCAATCTTACTCCGGCGCAGAAAAAAGATACCCTCGTGATTCTCTTCGGTCTCTCCGAGGCGGATGCGGAAAAGCTCGCAGGCCAGTCATAATCTTCCTGCGTATTTATTCATCCAGAATAAAACCCCGGCGGGCGAAGCCGGGGTTTTTTCGTGCCCGAATTTCCGATCCGCTAGTCTCCCGCACTCCCCGCACAAGACCGAATCGTCGCACCCACGCTAAGGTGGCTGCATGTCCGCGACAGTCGCCACCACCAAACCACATCCGGCATGGCCGAACCAGAGCCTGCGCCCGCCGCACATGCCTTGCCCCGTCACCCCGTCGATCCTCTCTGGCAGACCGCTTCCCGCATGGGCTCTGCAACCCCTGTGTCGTGGTTCTTCCGATACCACCCCGTTACCCTCGCAAGACCTCCCCCACCTGACGCACGGAGCATGGCGCGAACAAACCCTCCGCCGCACCCTCGTCCTCGACACCCGCGACCTCAAACTCAATGAAGAGGCCCGCACAATCGAAGTCTCGTTCTCCAGCGAGACGCCCATCTTGCGCTGGGGCGACAACGAAATCCTCAGCCACGCTCCCGACGCCTGCGATCTCTCCCGCCTCAACGACGGTGGCATCGTCCTGTTCAACCACAACCGCGACGATTACATCGGCGTCGTAGTTGAAAAATCAGCGCGCATCGACAGCGACCGCAAAGGCCGCGCCACCCTCCGCTTTGGCACGGGCGAACGCGCCGACAAAATCTTCGCCGACGTAAAGGCCGGCATCCTCCGGCAAATCTCAGTCGGCTACCTCGTGCTCGAATGGCAGCACACACACGCCACCGACGGTAAGAGCCCCGACACCTACACCGCCCTCCGCTGGCAGCCCTACGAAATCTCCATCGTCACCGTCGCCGCCGACCCCTCCGTCGGCGTTGGCCGTGCGTATCCAAATAACAACCACAACGCCAACAATAGCACCAACACCACCATGAACCGCGACCAACTCATTGCCGCCCTCCGCCTGCGCGGCATTGCATTCGACGAGGGGGCCACCGACGCACAGCTCAAAGCGCAGCTCGACGGCGCGCCCCCCCCCTCCGGCACCCGTGCCCAGCCGCCTCCGGCGCCGCCCTCCGCACCTGCCGCGCCCCCTACTCCGCCCGCCACCGACGGCGGCGCCCGTTCGCTCCCGCCCAGCACCACCATCACCACGGGTGCCAGCGTTACCGAGATTCTCGATCTCGCCGACGCCTACGCCCGCGCCATTCCGACCGCGCACGACCTTGCCCGGCAGGCCATTCGCCAGCAGCATAACGTGCAGCAATTTCAGCGCACGCTTCTCGACGCCCTCAATACCAGCATCCAGGCCAACGCCCGCGGGCTCGAAGAAACCGCCACCATCGGACTCGGCAAAGACGACATCAAAAACTTCTCCTTCTCGCGCCTCCTCTACGCGCTCACCGCCCAACCCGGCGAGCGACTCATCTCCAAGGACAACGCAGCGCGCGAACTGGAAATCGTCCACACCGCCTCCGAGAAAGCCCGCAGCCTCGGGCGCGAAGTCAACGGTGTCATCATCCCCTACGAAATCCTCAGCGCCTCCCGGCGTGACATCATCTCGCAGGTCAAAAGCACTGAAGGATACACCGGCACAGGCAGTAGCCTCGTGCAAGACACGGTCCTCTTTTCGTCCTTTATCGACCTGCTCCGCAACGTCTGCGTGTTTCTCAAAATCACCACCCCCCTCCGCGACCTTCGCGGCTCGATCACGATCCCTAAGAAAATCGCCGGGGCGACTTCGGGCTGGCTCACTGAGGAAGACGGCGATGCGCCGGAGACCGACCTCAATTTCGGGCAAATCTCCCTCGCACACAAAACCGTCGCCGCCTACACGCAGCTCACCCGCGATATGCTCAAGCAGCCTTCGATGGACGTTGACGCAATGGTGCGCAAAGACCTTGCCGACGCGCAGGGCTTCGCCATCGACACCGCCGGCTTCTACGGCACCGGACTCAACGGCCAGCCTCGCGGACTCAAAAACGTTGACGGCATCTCCGCCGTCCAGTTCGCCGACGGCGCGCTCACCTACCCCGGCATCGTCGGTATGGAATCCGCCATCGCCTCCCAAAACGCAGACATCAGCCGGATGCTCTACGCCTTCAACACGACCATTCGTGGCAAGGCCAAAACCACGAAGCGGTTTGCCGAATCATCTGGCGAATCGACCATTTGGGAACCCGGCAATACAGTCAACGGTTACGGTGCCGAAGTCACCAACCAAATCCTCAGCACGGACATCTTCTTTGGTGTCTGGTCGGAGATGATCCACGCCATGTGGGGCGGACTCGAAATCCTCGCTGACCAGAAAGTTCGCAATGGCCGCGTTGAGGTTTCCACCTTCCAGGACATCAACTTCCTGTGCCGCCGACCCGAGTGCTTCGTCTTTGGCGACCTCTCCACTCCGCCGCCCGCGCCTCCGCAGGGCTGATAACCGTTATGGCTCGCGCTTGCCGGGGAGTCACCGATTCCCCGGCAAGTCCCTCCCAACCTCGTCACCGCAACCTTCACAATCACTGTAATCGAAAAACAAATACACGATGAAAACCGTCAAAATCACCCAGTCCATCATGCTCAATGGCAAGCTCGTAAAACCCGGCGCCACTGCCGAGGTTGACAACGGACTCGCGCGCAACCTTGTCTTGCGCGAGCGCGCCGTCCTCGTCGATTCTACCAAGCCTGCGCAGACCAAAGTCGATCCCAAGAAGTAACCGCTCGTGCAGGAAGATATTTCCACATTCTTCCGCGATTTCTCCACGCCCGTCTCCGCGAAAATCGGCGACGGGCTTTTCACGTTTCGCGGCATCTTCGACGACGGCGACCTTCCCGGACGCTTCGGCGCGACCAATGCCGACCTCACGCAGCCGCGTATCACGTGCAGCATGGCAGACGCCTCGCGACTGTCGCGCAACGTGCGCGTCACTGTGTTCCATATCCCCGGTTTTTCCGGACCCGGCGAATACGACGTGCTCGAAGTTCTCCCCGAGGGAACCGGCCTTGCCGTCGTTATTCTCGCGCCACCCGGCCCAGCGAGCACCGGAGCCGATGCGCTACATAACGACCTCCTCGACGACGGCAGCGACGACGAATGAGCGCCATCGACATCACCCTCGACGCCGGAATCCTCGACGACCTGCGCGGTCATGCCGAAGCCATCGGCATCACCGACGACGAATTCAAACGCGCCGCGAAAAAGGCCATTACCGTCACCACCCGCCAACTCTACCGCATGGGTCTGTCCAATCTCGCCAAGGCCACCGGCGCCAAATCCGCCGCGCTGCGCAAACATCACCGCGTTTCGGCGAATGAGAGCCACGGACGTGTCTGGTTTGGACTTGACCCTGTCTCACTCTCCAATTTCCCCGACTCCGCCATCCGCAAGGTTCCGAAGGGATTCCGCATCAAAAAAATCGGATCGATGGTCTGGCAGCGCCCGCCGAAACGCGGCGACATCACCGCCAACGTTCCCGTGGAACACACCACTCGTGTCTATTCCTTCGGAGGCAATTCTGGCGGGCAGGTCTCCACTGCGGCACTCGAAAAATCTCCCGGACTCCGCCGCCGGGCCCGCAACACAAGCCCCGACGCTCTCCTTAAAATTTACCGTCGCATTTTCAATCAGGGCTTCGACATCGCTGACAAACTCGGCGACGACGCAGACGCCCTCCTCGAAAAGAATTTCAACCGCGAACTCGACCAAATCATTCGCCGCAAACGCTACGCTAAAAAATGAACATGACCGCCGACACCAACCTCAAACTCCTGTCGCTTCTCGAAGCCGTCAACGCGCACATCAAACAAAAATTTCCGGCGCTGCACGTGGCCGATCACGAGCGTTTCACCAAGGACACTCCGCGCCCCGCTGCGCTCACGGAAATTGCCGACTTCACGCCGCTCGATCCAGCCGGCGACGACGGCACCGAACGCCTCTGCATCACTCTCTCGTTTTCCACATTTGTCGTTTACAAGGGCACCGGCGATGAGCGGAAAAACCGTATCGCTGTCCGAGCCCTCGCGCTCCGCATCGCGCACCATCTCCGTTTCCAGTTGCTCGCCGGCCAGCCCGTCAGTCAGCCCATCATAACCGACGTTGCCACCGACTACCTCAGCGCCGGGGGCGACAATGCACAGGGCGCCAACAACGCCGCGCTTGTCGAATGCCAGCGCATCGACTGGTCGGTCGAGGGCTACGTTGGCGAGGACATCTGGCAGGATGAGATCATCGGCGAAACACTTGTGCTCGGTAAGCCGCAGATCACCGACGAGTATTTCCCCAATCTCTCAAAGCCATGAGCCGCATCCTCACAGACGCCATTCGCCGCATCACTGAGCTTGAGCGTCGGCAGGCCAACATGCTGCGCATCGGCACCGTTGAGCAATTAACGGCCAAGCCGCCCCGCGTCCGTGTGCGGATCGGCCCGCTCCTCACCACATGGCTCCGGTGGCTCACGTATCGCGCGGGTAATGTCCGCACCTGGTCTGCGCCGACGGTCGGCGAGCAAATCCTTGTGCTGGCTCCCACTGGCGACCTCGCGCAGGCCGTCGTGCTCCCCGCGCTCAACCAGGACGATTACCCCGCGCCCGGCGACAACCCCGCCGAGACCGTCGCCGTTTTCCCCGGAGGGCTTCGCGTGCGAACCCTTGCCGACGGCTCCGCTGTCATCGACGCGACAGCACTCACGCTCAAAGCCGGGCAAGTCACAATCGACGCCCCCGTTGCCACCACCTCGACGATCACCAGCGCCGGCGACCACGTGGCCGACGGCATCAGCCTCAAGCAGCACACGCACGGCGGTGTTGATCGCGGCAGTTCGCAGACCGATCCGCCCTCCTGAAAAAACTCGCCCGCTTCCGCCGTCTGCGATTGGCTCCCTGCATGGCCGTGACAAGCCAACCAAAACAGAGACGCGAATCGCCCTATGCCGGGCGGCGGAGGGCGGCTCGTCTGTCGCCCAATTGTCACCCGTCGCTTGGCATAGGGTCTTAACCAGTGCGGACATGGGCTGTGACAAGCCTGCCCCGCGACAAACCCACCACAGACGATGAAACAAAAAACACCTGGCGAGAAAGCCACGGACAGCGAAATCCCCAACCCCGCGACGGACATCGACGGCATGGCTCGTGCGCTTGCGCACGAGCTCAAGACTGAGCCCATATCGGACGGTTCGCCGCCTCAGCCCAAACCCAAGACAGGCGACACCTAACCCACCACGGTCAGCCTCCCCCCCCCCCCCAGCCTCGCCCGTTGGGGCTTTTTTCACCCCTCCTCGCTGCGTCCGGCATCCAGCGTCCGGAGTCCTTCCTCCCTCTCCTCCCCCCGCACTTCGCGCACAAGACCGAATCACCACCCTGCCGCTAAGGTGCTCTCATGCGCGGCACAGACAAGAGCACCGGCAAACCCGCCGACGGCATCGCCCATCTCCGGCAGTCGATCCAGGACATTCTGACGACGCCGCTGGGGTCGCGTGTCATGCGCCGCGACTACGGCTCGCGCCTCTTCGATCTGCTCGATGCCCCGGTTACGCCATCGCTGCTCGCCCCCGTCACCGCCGCGGTCGGCGAGGCCCTCGCCCGATGGGAACCGCGTTTTTCCCTCGAAAGCGTCGGTATCAATTCCAGTGCCACCACCCCCGCCGCCGGACGCCTCGTGCTCACCCTGAAAGGCCGCCACGTCCCCGACGGCCAGCCACTCACCCTAGAAGGAATCGTCATCGTATGAGCCTCGTTGACTTCTCCCAACTTCCTGCGCCGCCGGTCGTCGAGACACTCGATTACGAGGCCATCCTCGCCTCGATGATCGCCGACCTCCGCGCACGCGATCCCGCCTTCACCGCCCTCGTCGAGTCCGACCCTGGCTACAAGATCCTCGAAGTCTGCGCCTACCGCGAAGTCCTTATCCGCGCCCGCATCAACGACGCTGCCAAGGCCGTCATGCTCGCCTACGCGACCGGCGCCGACCTCGACAATCTCGCGGCAAATTACGGTGTTGCCCGCAAGGTCGTCACGCCCGCCAATCCCGAGGCGCTCCCGCCGGTCGATGCCGTCATGGAAACCGACGCTGATCTTCGTCGCCGTGCCTTGCTTTCCCTCGATGGTCTCTCCACTGCGGGCCCGGCGGGTGGCTACAAGTTTCACGCCCTCAGCGTGGTCGGCGTCCGCGATGCCGATGCCTCGTCGTCTGCGCCCGGTGTCGTTGACGTGTATATCCTCTCAACCGACGAGGACGGCGAGCCATCGACCGACCTCCTCGACGCCGTGCAAGCCGCCCTCACCAACGAGGATGTGCGTCCCTTGACTGACAACGTCGTGGTCGCGGCGCCGGAGATTACCGAATACACCGTTGAGGCCACCCTCATCACCTTCCCCGGACCCGATGCCACTGTCGTCCTCGCCGCCGCGCGCGCCGCTGTCGAAAAATACACGAAGGAAAATTTTCGCATTGGTCGCTCGATCACGCTCTCCGGCATCTACGCCGCACTTCACCAGTCAGGCGTGCAGCGCGCCGACCTTGCCCAGCCCGCCGCCAACATCGTCTGTCCAGCCGGACACGCCGCCCGTTGTATCGGAATAACCATTACTCACGGAGGGATCGCGTCATGAGCACGACTGCTGCCGATCCCACCGCCCTCCTTCCCCCCAACGCCACCGCCCAGGAGCGCGCCATTTCGCGCGCCACCGAGCGGGCGTCAACCGTCCCTGTCCCCAACCGCACACTCTGGAATCCGTGGACCTGTCCCGCCGACACGCTCCCCTGGCTCGCATGGTCGCTTGACGTAAAGGACTGGGACACCGCATGGACCGAGCACCAGAAGCGCGCCGCCATTGCCGCCTCGGTCGAAGTGCATCGCCGCGCAGGCACCATTGGCGCCCTTCGCCGGGCCCTCGCTGCCATCGGTTACGAAGTCACCGTCAACGAAGCGACCGGCCAGCCCTACACCTTTGACCTCGAAGTCGAGGTCGGCGACAAGGGCATGGGGGCGGAGACCTTCAACGAGGCCGAGCGCATCGCGCTTCGCAACAAAAACGCCCGCTCTCATCTTCGCGCCGTCCGCGCCATCCTCCGCAGCAACGGACGCCTTACTCTCGCCGCCTCTGCCAGTAGCGGCGTCAACACCGCCGTCCTGCCCTATTGGCGGCGCACCCCGCAACTCGCCGAGGCTCTCCTCGTCGTCGCCGCCGCCGCCCACGACATCGACACCGTCACCTTCCTCGCGCCCGACGCCAACAGCACCGCATGGGAATGGGATGCCGTCATCTCCCTTGGTATCGCGCCGCACATTACAGCCAACCTCAACGCCTGACCCTCTTCGCCGTGATACTCGAAACCATCGTTACCAACATCGGCCTCGCCAAAATTGCCGCCGCCATCGCCAACGGCTCGACAGTAAATCTTGCCGCCATCGCGCTCGGGGATGGTGGCGGCAACCCCGTTACTCCAAGCCAGACGGCGACCGTCCTTGTCCGCGAAGTTTGGCGCGGTGGGCTCACCAACCTTACCAACGACCCCAATAACCCCGACCGTTACATCGTCGCTGAGACGGTCGTTCCGACTGACGTTGGTGGTTGGGCGGTGCGCGAGGTCGGTGTTTATGACAACGCCGGCGCTCTCATCGCCGTTGGCAATTTCCCCGACACCTACAAGCCGCTTCCGACCGAGGGTGCCGCCCGCGACCTCGTGGTTCGCATTTACCTTGCCGTTTCCAATACCTCCGCCGTCGAGATCACGATCGATCCCGCCATCGTCCTCGCCTCGCGCCAGTGGGTGACGGATCACTTCGGCGTCGGCACCCAAATCCCCGGAGGCAACACCGGTTATGTCCTCCGCAAAAAGTCCAATGCCGACGGGGATTTTGAGTGGGTGGACCTTGCGAGCGGCACCACGATCCTCGTTGCTCCCCGCGAGGAGGTGCAAACCCTCGTTGCCGGGCAAACGGTCGTCACACTTGCCATCTGCACGACGGAAGGCGTCGCCATCTACATCAACGGCATCCGGCTCCGCGGGCCGACCGTGGCCGATCCGCAATTCAGTATTCAGGACGAAACTACGCTTGTCCTCGATGCGCCCGCCACCGCCGGCCAGAAACTCCATGCCGCGCAGAACGAACCAGCCAGCGAACTCGATTTCCTCCGCGCCACCAATCGTCTTGCCGAGATCGCGGCGGGCGGCGCTCCCGCCCAACAGGCCGCCCTCGCCAACCTCGGGCTCCCCAACACCATCGCCAATCTCGCCAAGGCCGTCGGTGAATTGCTGATGCCCGTCGGCCATATCTACGCCACGGAAAACAACACGAACCCCGCGCAACTACTTGGCTTCGGCACCTGGGCTCGGTGGGGGGAGGGCCGCGCACTCACCGGCTTCTCGGCGAATGATTCCGAGTTCAATGCCGCAGGGAAAACCGGTGGCAACAAAACCGTCACACTCACCACTGCTCAACTTCCCGCGCACACGCACAACAACGCCGCGCAAACCCTCACCACGACGAGCGCGGGAGCGCACACCCACAGCACCAATTCGACAACCGTCACCACAGCCGCTGGAGGTGGGGCGCACACGCATTCGCTTCCGGGCTACATGCCCGGTGGTAACGGCGTGAACGATACGACGAACATGGCCCTCGCCGATTTGAATCGTGTCGATAAGGGACGTGGGAAAATCAATAGCACGACGGGCACAGACGGAAGCGCGCACACGCATAATGTCACCATCCCGGCCCTGACCGCCGCCAGCGCGGGGGCGCACACGCACACCGTCACCGTCGAGGCCAAGGCCACCAGTAGCACCGGAAGCGGCACGGCTGTCGGCATCCTCCAACCCTACGCAGTCGCCCACCTCTGGAAACGAACCGCATGAGCTACGCACTACAACTCACCGACGCCGGCCTCGCCAAACTCGCCACTGTCCTCGACGGACAGCGCCTCGTGTTGTCTCAGATTGCCGTGGGTAGCGGAACCACGGATACGCCCGCTGGTCTCGCCGCCCTCGTGCATGAGGAATACCGGACCGACATTCAGAGTCGCACGCCGGTCGCCGGTGGAATCCGCGTTTCTGTCGTTCTCCCGGAAAACGTCGGGGGCTTCCTTGTGCGCGAGATTGGTCTCATTGACATCGACGGCCTGCTCATTGCCTACGGAGTGTGCCCCGCGTTTCCGAAGGCGGGCGCGGGAGACGGCTATGCCTCCGCTGTCACGCTGTCGCTCACGCTTCTTCTCACCACTGCGCAGACCGTGCAGGTCAATGTGCTGCCACAGGCGACACACATTCGCAACGGCGTCGTTCCGCTCGCAGTCGGCGAAGACACGGTGGAAGTCGTGTTTGGACCTTCCTTTCCCGAGGGTGCGATTCCCTCTGTTTCCTTTGAGATCGAGCGCCCCGCAGGTGGGGACTTCCTCGTGCGCGATATTATTTCGAGCACTGCCTCTGGCTTCACTGCCAAGTTCACCGGCCCTGTCCCCGCTTCTGGATACTACCTCCACTACAACGCCATTTTGACATGAGACACTGTATCCGATTTTTCATTATTCTTTTGGGTGTTGCTGGGGCGGTTGCCCATGCTGCGTTCCCGGTGCCTGATGGCCGGCTTAACGGACAGGGTGAGGTGACGCCCGGCAGCACACTCGCTGTCAAATCCGGCGCGACGCTGACCGTGGAGCCCGGCGCGACGGTCAACGGCCTCGCCACCACCGAGCAAGGCGCGAAGGCTGACACCGCCGTGCAGGGCTGGGCGAATTTGCCGGGCGTGACGATGGTTCCGGCAAGCACGTCCCTGCCGCTCGGGATCAGACTCACGTCCAGCACATCCAGCAACGCGGGGTTTTTGCGCGCGCCGTCATCGCTACCCTCCGATAATGGACAGTGGACCCTCCCGAACAAGTTCGGTCCGCTCGCGAGCATAATCGACGTCCCCGCCGCCGCCGCGTATGCCAAGATCACGATCCAGCTTGGCGAAAGTTGGACCGACGCCGAACTCAAACTCGCCATCGACAACTACGCATCCGGCACGCTGGTGATCTACATCCACACGCCGGACCTCGCAGGCAGTTCCGTCACCGGGCAGATCATCCCGACCGGCACGAAAATTTATTACACTTGCACCGGCGCGCTTGCGGGCGGGGACACGCGCAAGATTCGCAACCTGCCTCTCACCGATAGCGGCGGCATCGGCAACCAGATCGATGCCAGCGGGCGCGTGGGCAGCATTACGTTTTACATCCCGGTCACAGCCACGATCAAGCCCACGGCTACAAACCTGTCGTGGACCTATAACCTCATGACCTACTCCGCGCACGAACAGGACAGCGCGGGGCACACGCTTTGGCGCGAGCCTGTCGTCACATGGGTGACGGCCATTCCCTCCTACTGATTCGTAACCACTTTCCCGATACGTCGGGCCAAACACCAAACATCAAAACACCATGAAGAAATACATCCTCCTCATCGCGGCTCTCGCCTTTGGCGTGGGCCTTTTCGCCGCCGCTCCGGCTGAACAAAGCCCGACTGCGCAGGCGGTCGCACTCAATCAGACCGTCGCTGCCATTACCAAGGATTGGGATGGCAAGCTAGCCTTGGCGAAAATCGCAAAGGACACAGCAGCCGTCAAAGCACTGAGTCTTCAACGCAAAGCTTCCCTCGCTGAACACAATGCCGCGACCGCAGACGTCGTTGCCGCACTCATCAATGATCACATTGACGAAATCAGCGCCAACAATGCCGGGGCCGCCGCCACTCTGATTAAGCGGCACTTGCTCAATAAAAATACCGTGGACGGCGTGGCTGCCACCGTGTTCGACCAAAACGACGCTGATAAGGCGCTTGCCGCCCGCCTGCTCACACTCAGTAAGGGTAGCCAATCCTATTTCTACTATGGGAAATACGCCACCGAAGCGGAAATCCGCGACCTGCCCGGCACTGGCAGCAGCGCCATCGTTTCCGCCGTTGCCACTCGCATTCGAGACCTCGGCTTAGGCAACGACGTGCTCATTGGACTCTATGAGAAATCCGCCCGCCAAGGGCTCGTCACGAAGGGTTACAACGCATGGTTTGATAAGAAGATCAACGCCATGTATTTCACGAATCGCGCCGGCGCGCTCAAACTCGCCGAGGATGAACACTCCGGCATCATCACGGCTTATGCGGACAAGCCGACGCCGCAGAGCGTAACGGATCGGGGCGAAGCCCTTCGCAAAATTGCCGCTTACTGGCGCGAGCAAATCAACGGCGGGAGCAAGTAAGCACGCCTCACAAACAACGATTGCGGGCGGGAGGATTCTCCCGCCCGTAACGACAAACCCAATACACTCACGCATCATGAACGAGAAACTTACATCTTTCCTCTGGGGACTGTGCTTCGGGGCCGTCGTGATCACCGGCGTCAACGTCGCCCGCGTCATCGCTGACGAGACTGGCGAACCGGAGGATTTTCTGCAAATGGAGATCGGGGAGGCAGAAAAAGAATGGACGCCTCCGGCTGACTACGTGCTGCCGCCCGCAATCGGCCCGGCAATCGCTCCGGCATTGCAAGACTTGCCAATCCCTCCCGGCCTCACATCGCTGCAATTCGACACCCTGCGCATTGCGTTAACCAACGCACTACGTCGCGAGCAGGCGATTACGTCGTTCGGGCTTGTCGTTCTGACTCCGCCCGTTCTGGCCGATCCGCTCAAGTCGCTCGAATCATGGCTGCGCATCGCGCGTGCTGCTAACATCACTGCGTTACCCTCCTACGCGCACGGCACTCCCGCGTGGGTTCTCTGGCAGCAACTCTCCACCAGCCCGCTCACCACTGAGGCCGACTGGATCGGCTTCTATAAACGACTAAAAACATGATCGCCGCACTCACCACCGACTGGAGCATGATCCCGGAAATTCTCACCAGCACGGCACTCGTCATCTTGGTTTGTGAATTTTTTGAGGGGAAATTGCGTCGCCCGCTTGCTCGCAGTGCGTGGCTCTATGCCGTCGTCATGGCTTTTGCCTACATCGGCTTCGTTTCTGTCGTTTGGGGCGTCTATTTCTGCCTTCGCCTGCTGTTTCGCTGACCATGACCGCACAACGCAAACGCATATACATGAAGCTGGGCGGCAAGGAAGTCGAAGACATCATTGCCGGGCACACACGCGCGGAATACCGCGCCGCCGAACTGCGCGTGCTGCGCTTCTGGATGAAGCGCGAACTGAGCGACGGCGGCAAACTCAGCGAAGAGACGGTGAGCGAGCACCTTCGCCAGATTGTCCGCGTGGGTGTGGCGATGGAATTCCACTGCCGCAAACCCTCTGTCAGCAACCGCCGCGTAGCGGTCCACAAGCGGACCACAAAAACCGTAGCGGTCCGAAAATCGAAAAAAACGAACCGTAAAGCATAATACCATGATCTCCGCCACCGTCCTCCATGTGCAGACCCGTGACGTTTTCCGAAACGCCGCCGTCACGGTGCTGGATTCGTCTTACGACCCGGTGCCGTTCGACGACATGCCGAAGTTTTTCGGCGAACTGGCGGACATGCTGAACCGCATCTGTGGAGACCGGTGGAAGGAGTTTTTCGACTGCGATAATTTCGCCCTCGCCGCTGTTTTCCTCGCTTCATGGAAACACTACAAATCGCGTTGGGATGGATACGGCAAAGGCGAGGGATGCCCCATCGGTGTCCTCTGCTACCGCACCGATCCGACTGACCCGACTACCGGCCACGCCGTCAACGTCGCATTTACCGACCGAGGCTTGTTCGTTTTCGAGCCGCAGCGCCGGGAGTTTTTCTCACTCAACCAAGCCCAAAAGGATTCCGCATGGCTCGTTTACTACACCTAGTCACCAGTGCCTTTCGGCCTGCACTCTTTCTGGCCGCCGTCATCGGCGTGTCAATCACCCTCTCCGGCTGCGTATCCACGCAACCGACACAAGACGCCGCTCCCGTTGTCACGCCACAGCGCGGGGACGGCTTCAATCCCGAACCGTGGCACTACAAAACACCATGAAAGACACCATACTGTCCATCCTTCGCCACCTGCTGACCATCGGCGGCGGCGTCCTCGTCACTCGCGGCGTCCTCGGCGAATCCACTGTTGAGGGGCTCGCCGGAACCGCCATCGCCTTCATCGGCGGCGTTTGGGGCGCGGTCGATGAATACCGTGCCAGCAAGAAAGCCAAGGAAGCCGCCAATGGCTAAAACCCTCGCCGCTCTCGTTGCGCTTCTGCAAGCCATCCCCGCTCTCGCCGGGCTGGTAGATAAGTTCGCGGAAGCGTGGAAAACCGCGCAGGCCGCGAAACGCAAAGCCGCAAAAGACACCGCCGTGGACAACGCCGTCCCGGCCCCCCGTCTGCCCGCCATCAGCGGGCACTACCGCGTGACGCTCGACAACGGCGAAGTGCACACTCTGCGCTGGGACGAGCGGGCCAATCACTGGTATTCGCTCGAAGACGGACAGGAGGGGGCGACGATTGGCACCATTGGCTATTGCCTCGACATCGGGTTTCCCGATCAGGCTGCGCGTCGGATCGTGTCATGGGAGGTGGCGTCATGAGCGCCATTTGCCGCTGCCTCATCCTGTGCGCGCTCGCCGTCGCCGTGGGCGGATGCACCACGGCCAAGACCTACGACAACTCCGCCCGGCTCATCGCCCGCCCTGACTTTCCCGTCGCCCGCGACGCCGCGCCCGAATGGTGCCGCGACGCGCTGAAAACGATCAACGCCCTCGAATACGAACTCGAACGCCAGTGAGCATCTCAACCAACACCCGCCTCACCCTCACGCTCGGCGCAGCCATCACCTGCGCCGTCACCCTCGTCGTCACCGGATGGCGAGCGGCCAACTTGCTGCGCGACATCCGCGACGAAATCAGCTCCCTGCGCCGCGAAGTGCAGACCGTCAGCTCGGGCACATGGTCCGTGCAGGATCAGGAGCGGTGGGCATATCAACTGCGCTGGGATAATCGCTCGATCCCCGTCGTCGTCCCCGATCCGGCCAGCGTTCGCAAAACACCATAAGCGTCCCCCCCCCCCCCCCCCCCCTGCACCACACACACGCACACTCCCCGCACGCACTCCCCGCACAAGTCAAATCAACCACAACCCGCTAACCTGCCACCATCATGCCAACCGATTTTCTCCACGGCGTCGAAGTCCTCGAAGTCAACAACGGCCCTCGCGCCATCCGCACCGTAAAAACCTCCGTCATCGGCATCGTCGGCACCGCCCCCGAAGCCGACGTCACAGCCTTCCCCCTCAACAAACCCGTCCTCATCGCCGCCTCCCGCCGCGAAGCCGCTCTGCTCGGCGAAACCGGCACGCTCCCCGCCGCGCTCGACGACATCTTCGACCAAGCCGGCGCCGTCGTCATCGTCGTCCGCGTCGCGCCAGGCGAAGGCGCAACACCCGAAGCCATCGCTGCCGCCACCCTCACCAACATCATCGGCGGAGTCGGCATCGACGGCAGCACCGGCATCCAATGCCTCGTCGATGCCGAGTCAGTCGTCGGCTTCTCCCCAAAAATCCTCATCGCCACCGGCTTCACCGACAAAAAAGCCTGCGCCGACGAACTCCTCTCCATCGCCGACCGCCTCCGCGCCATCGTCGTTCTCGACGGCCCCAACACCACCGACGAGGCCGCCATCACCTACGCCGGCGATTTCGGCAACGCCCGCGCCTTCCTCGTTGACCCCGGCGTCAAAGTCTTCGCCAACGGAGACGAAACAGTCCGCCCCGCCTCCGCCCGCGTCGCCGGACTCATCGCCAAAAGCGACAACGACCGCGGCTTCTGGTGGTCGCCCTCCAACCAAGAAATCCTCGGTATCACCGGCACCGCCCGCCCCGTCGATTTCCTTCTCGGCGACCCCAACAGCCGAGCCAACCTGCTCAACGAGCAAAACGTCGCCACTATCATCCGGCAAGACGGCTTTCGCCTGTGGGGCAACCGCACGCTTTCGAGCGATCCGAAATTCGCGTTCCTCTCCACACGTCGCACCGCCGACGTCATTGCCGACTCGATCAAGCGCGGGCACATGTGGGCCAACGACCGCCCCGTCTCGCGCCAGCTTTGCGAATCAATCGCCGACTCGGTCAATAGCTACCTCCGCTCCCTCGTCGCAATGGGTGCCATCCTCGGCGGCGTGTGCTGGTATGACCGCGCCGACAACGAGAACAACGAACTCGCCCAAGGCAAAATCCGCTTCCGCTACAAATTCACTCCGCCCCCGCCAGCCGAGCGCCTCACCTTCGTTTCCGAGACCGTCGAGGACTATTACGACGTCATCTTCGGCTAACCGCAACCTGCCACACCACATTCGCAACACGTAACAATAAACAGGATACAACATCATGGCCGCCGCCGACAACATCCTCAAAAACTTCAACCTCTTCGTCGAGTCCGTCGGCTATGCCGGCAACATCGACGAACTCCAACTCCCGAACCTCTCGCTCAAAACGGAGGACTACCGGGCCGCCGGCATGGACGCATCGATCGACATCGACATGGGCATGGAGAAGCTCGAAGCGTCCGGCACGCTCTCTAAAATCGACGAGGGTGTGCTCGCTGCCTTTGGCAAGGACACCAACCTGACCGCCCGCGGGGCCCTCCAGTCCCTCGGCGGCACCGTCACTCCCGTCGAGGTAAAAATGACCGGGCTCGTCAAGACTCAGGAGCACAGCGCGTGGAAGGCCGGTGACAAGGCCACGCTCAAGTTCACCGTCGCGCTTTCGTATTACAAATACACGCAGGGTGGGCGCGTCATTCACGAGATCGACGTGCAAAACATGAAGCGCATCATCAACGGCGTTGACCAGCTTGCCGAGCAGCGCAGCGCCCTCGGCATGTGATCCTCCTAACACCCCCCCCCCCCCCCCACACACACACCACTGAAAAACATTTAGCCGGGTAGATTTAGAAAATCGTATCCAATCCACCATGACCACAATCAAACTTCAACATCCCTTCAAGAAAGCCGATGGCACGCAATGCGCCGAAGTCACCCTGCGCCGCCCGCTCGTGCGCGACATCCGCATCATGCACAACTCAGGAGGCACCGACTTCGACAAGGGATCTCGCCTTGCCGCCAACCTTGCCGAACTTTCGCCCGACGACATCGACCGCATGGACGCTGCCGACTTCAGCGAAATCGAGAGGACTGTTCAGGGTTTTGTCTCCCCCCGCGCCACGAACTGACGCGGGGCATCATCGCACTCTCTCACGCCACCGGCTGGCCGCTCTCGGACATTGATTGGCTCCCGGTTGACGAATTTCTAGAGTTTCTCGAAGCGGCTCTCGACCTCTGCAAAGCCCGCCGCCACTGACTGCCCCGGCCCTCCTGCGCCCCGTCATTCATTCTTGAACGACGGGGCTTTTTTGTGCAGCGTGCCACCATGATCGAGGCTCTTAAAACAATCGCCACCGTCCTGCTCGCGGGAGTGCTGTTTGCATTGGAGCGCCCCCTCATCGCCTTCGTTACACTCATGATTGCCGGACTGGTTTTCATGGTCTTCGCAGGCGCAGTCGTTGCCGTCCTCGAATCCGTCGGCATCACGTTTTCTTTTCTCTGACACCCCCCGCACAAGACCCCGCCGCCGCGCCTCGCTAGAGTCGTGGCATGGCATCAACCGGATCAGCAGTCACCCTCACGCTCGGCGCAGCGCTTGGCGCTGGCTGGGCGTCAACTCTCGGCAAAGCGAAGGGCGACATCGGCATGATCGGCACGGCGATCGCGAAGATTGGCGACCAGCAAAAGGGACTCGACCTACCCGATTTCAAGGGGCACGAAAAAAACACCGCCGCCCTCGCCGACGCCAAGCTGGCCCTGCAAAACTACCGTCAGAAAATCGGCGAGACTAATGAGCCCACCGAAGAGCAGACCGCCATCCTCGCCCACCTTACCAAAGAGCACGAAAAGGCCGAGAAGGCTTACCAGCGATCCGAGGCCGCCATCAAACGCCAGACAATCGCCCTCAAAGCCGAGGGCAAGGATGTGGTCGCTCTCACGCGGGAAAACGAGCAACTCGCCGAATCCAAAAAAAAGCTGATTACCCTCGGAACGGCTCTCGGCAAAACACGCCAGGCATGGGGCGAATTCTGGAAACCGGTCGCCAAGGGTATCGGCGTCATTACCGCCCTCACCGCCGTCTCCTACAAGTTCGTCAACGCCACCGCCGCCGAGGGTGAAGCCATCAATCAAGCCTCCTCCCGCCTCGGCATGTCGGTTCCCGTCTTGCAGGAATTTCGCTTCGCCGCTGAACAGTCCGGCATGGGGGCGGAAAAATTCGAGGGCGGACTCGACAAACTCAGCCAGGGACTCGACGACGCGCTCATCAAAAAAAGCGGTCCTGCGCACGACGCCCTTTCCCGCATGGGCCTCGACATGCGCGCCCTCTCCACCATGCCTGCCGATGAACGGCTGTTGGCGGTTTCCGACGCTCTAGCCGGCATCGCCAATACCGACACTCGCGCCAGCCTGTTGTCCGACCTGTTCGGCAAAGACGCCGGGCGTGGCTTCAACACCATGCTCTCAGGCGGGCGCAAAGCCATTGAGCAGATGCGCCAGCAAGCCCGCGAATCCGGCGCAGTTTGGGATACAAGTGGCGCCGAGGCATACCAAAGCTCGCTTGGTGCCCTGCGTGCCTCATGGGCCAGCCTCGGGCGGATCATCGGCACCACGCTCATGCCCGCCTTTACCAAGCTCAATACCACTCTGCGCAACGTCATCACCGGCAACGGCGGGGCGGTCGGAAAGTCTCTCGGCACCCTTGTCAACGCACTCAGCGGGCTCGCCCCGCTGGTCGGAGGCGTTGCCCGCGTGGCGGGTTTCCTGTTCGGACTGATCGGCAAGGCGCCATGGCTGGTCAACACCCTTGTCTTTGCCCTTGGCGTGCTCGGCTACACCATGCTTGCGCTCAAGTTTGGCACGCTGATAACCAGCATCATCAGCCTCGGGCGCACGTTCGTCGGCGTCATACCGCTTATCACCGGCTTCAACGTCGCCCTCACGGCCAACCCCATCGGCATCGTCATTGTCGCGATCGGCCTGCTTGCCGCCGGTATCTACGCCCTGTGGAAAAACTTCGGGGCAATCAACGCATGGCTCGACGAACACCCGATCTTCGATGGCATTCTGCGTGTCGTTTTTCCTATCATCGGACTGGTTCGGATCATTCGCCGCCATTGGGAGCCCATCGTCGGCTTCTTCAAGTGGGTCGGCAGCGGCATCGCCTGGTATTTCGCTACTGCGTGGGAAAACATCAAGACGAGCATATCATTCGTTTGGGATCTTCTCAAACGGGTGTTTTCGTGGTCTCCACTCGGACTCGTGGTGCGCGCTTATGGCGCGATGTTCGATTGGCTCGAAAGAAAATTCGGGATCTTCACGAAACTTGGCGGTGCCATCAAAGCAGTGGGCGGATGGTTAGGATTCGGAAAAGCGGAGGAACCCGGAGAGGTGGGCTCGATCGGGACATCCATCGCCAAGACCGCCGCTCCCGTCATTCCCGCCGTCACCGCATCGCAAACGCAGGACACCGGATCAGCCAAGTCCCCGAGCACCACATCCAGCATCCCCGACGTCACGCCCATCATGCAGCACCCATCCGAGAACAAGACCGTCAACAGCAGTGTCAGCGTTAATATCCAACAGCAGCCCGGCGAAAATCAGGACTCACTTGTCCGCCGTGTCATCGCCGCCATTGACCAGCAACAATCCGCGCTCCTCGACGGTGCGCTCGCCGATCCCGCCTGACCATGTCCGCTCCCATTCTTGCCCTCGGCACCTTCACCTTTTCGACCAGCACCGCCGCCTTCGACACGCTCCAACGTTCGACAGCATGGGAGTGGGCCGAGCAAAAGCGCGTCGGTGCGTATCCTTTAATGCAATACACAGGGGCGGAGGTGGAGACGATCACGCTCCCCGGCACCGTCTTCCCGCTCCACGCGGGCGCCGGTCTCGGCCAACTCGACAAACTCCGGGCCCTCGCCGCCAAGGGTGAGCCGCAGTCTCTCGCCGACGGCAGGGGCCGTTCGCTTGGTCGTTGGGTAATTCGGAGCATCACCGAGGATCAAAGCAACCATCTGCCGGGCGGCGCTCCCCGCAAGCAAGCCTTCAGCATCACCATTGCCCGCTACCATGACGACTGAAACACGCACCCTCACGACCACGGATGGCGACACGATCGACGAGATTTGCCACCGCCACTACGGCGCAACCACCGGCGTTACCGAAACCGTCATTGCCGCGAACCCGCACCTGCTCAACTACCCGCCGCGCTTGCCCGCTGGCTTGACCATCACGCTCCCCGCCATCACCGCCGAGCCGCAGCGACACCGCCGCCTCTGGTGAGCGCGGACATCGAAGGCTCTGTTTCCGGGGTATTTATTCCGTAACCAGCATCAATCCAAAAAGATAAACGCGGACATCAATCACCAAAAATAAATCATGACACCCACCTTTAAGCTCATCGCCCGCGTCAAAAAAGAGGATGGCACGACCGTCGAGGAAAAAAACATCACCGAGAGCATTCTTCCGCACCTCCTCAGCCTGACCATCACCGACAACGCCGGCTTCCAGGTTGACAACCTTACCCTTGTCCTCGCCGACACCGCCCGCGCCACGGTCATCCCCGAACCCGACACCATCCTCAGCATTTCACTTGGCTACATGGAAGGCGGACGTCCCCGCTTGCGCGAGATGGGGGAGTATGCCCTTGACGAGGTGAAATGGTCCGATCCTCCCCCACAATTCACCCTCACTGCCCGCACCGCTGTACATAGCGACCAAGGCACACCCGCTGACCTGCCACCGATGCAGACGAAGAAATCGCGTAGTTGGGAAGTGAATACAAAGCTCGCCGATATGGTCGCCAAGATTGCCGACGAACACGCAATGAAACCCTTTGTCGGGCGCTCCCTGCAAAAGGTCATTCTCCCCCACCTCGACCAGACTGACGAGACCGACCTCAACTTTTTGCAGCGCGTTGTGGCTGACCGCGGTGGGTGGGTGAAGCTCGCTTACGGCCACATTGCCACCGTCACCGCCGCCGACGCGCAAGCCGCCGCCAAAGCCCCCGCCAGCCCAACAGCCCCCCCCCCCCTGACCATTCGCCCCGGTTCCTACACTAGCCTCGACTGGACCAACAAAAAACGCTCCACCTTCACGCGCGTAATTGCGACATGGCGCGACACCGATGGCGCCACCGACCGCGAAGTTGTTATCGGAGACCTCAATCCCGAAGCGCCCACCGACCGCCTGCGAACGCCCTACCCGGACGAAGCAACGGCCATCGCCGCTGCGCGTGCCCGTCTTGATGCGATTCTGCGCGACGGCAAAACCCTCAACGTGACCTTGCCCGCACCCGCGAACATGAGTCCGAGTGCCGATGCCCCTGTTGTCGTCGCCGGCATTGCCTCGCAGATCGACGGCACATGGATGCCGAAGACGGTGACGTGGAATCTGTCGCGCTCTGGCCTTTCGGTTTCCATCCAATGCGAGACGAGCGGATAG